CTGCTGGGCGTGGGCACGCCCTTCTCGGACCCCGACTGGCTGTACGAGATCAAGTACGACGGGTACCGCATGCTGGCCGAGTGGGACGGCGGCACGGTGCGGCTGCAGTCGCGCAACGGCACGGACGCAACCAGGTGGTTCCCGGAGGTCGTGGCCTCTTTGGCGTGCCTGCGCGGCGGCCGGTGCATCGTCGACGGCGAGGTCTGCGTGCTAGATGACCTGGGCCGGAGCGACTTCAACAAGCTGCATGCGCGCGCCAAGCGACGCGGCTACCGCGCCGGCGACGATGTGACGGTGTTCTGCGTGTTCGACCTGCTGGTGCAGGACGGCAAGAGCATGATGCAGCTGCCGCTGGTCGAGCGGAAGAAGCGCCTGGCCAAGGTGCTGGCCGGCGAGATGCCCTGCGTGCTCCCGGTGGGCCACTTCGATGAGGTGGGCCAGGACCTGTACCGCCAGGCGGTGCAGCTGAAGCTCGAGGGGATCGTGGCGAAGCGCATGGCCTCGCCCTACGTGCCAGGCGCTCGCTCTTCCGACTGGCTCAAAATCAAAAGGCCAGGTGGCACGCCAGCCGAACGATTTAAACGCAGCGTTCTGGAATGAGCTTATGTCTGGAAAACATCAACGTCGCAACCGCCGCAAGCGGGTCGCAACTTGCATCTACTGCGGTTTCGTTGGACCCGGACTCAGCAAAGAGCACGTCGTTGCTCATGCACTTGGGGGCACCGAGGAATTGCTTTATGCAAGTTGCCACAGTTGTCGCGACGTCACGTCGAACTTCGAAGCGGATGTCGCACGACACGCGTACGGCGCGTACCGGTCGCGGCACCTCTTTCCAACGCGCCGCCCTAACGAGCGCCAAAGCGACTTTGAAGTAAGGTACGTTTTCCCGGACGATAGCTTCATCGACGAGCGCCTGCCGATCGAACAGTACCCGTCAGTCCTGCTCGCACTACGCTTGCCTCCACCAGGCATCATGACTGGACAGTCGCCGACCTCCGCAAGACCTGCAATCGAGGTTGACGTCATTGGAGACGGCGAGGAGATCAGAAAGGTTCAGCAGCGACACCCTGCCGCCGTTGGCTGGTATCTGACAGACGCATGGGCTCAGAATCCTGAGCTAATGGCATGGCCGTTCGTTCGAATGCTGGCGAAGATTGCACATGTATGGCTGCATAAAATCGTCCGGCTCGAAGTACATGAACCGCTGCTGAACGGAATAATTTTAGGCACGGATCAGAACATCAGCTATTTGGTCGGCGGGATTGATGGGACAAAACTCAGCCCACCGAATGCCAACGAAGTGGTGGTGCCGTTCATAACCGCAGATAGTGAAATGGGCTTCGTCTTGAATCTGCTGCCTGGCAGACTGCCTCCGTATGTTGTCATCGCAGCAAGACCACGCCCACCAGCACAGGCTTGACGGTAGCCCTTGTCCCAAAGCGCGAGCCCGTGCGAAGAGAGCGGCTCTATCGCCGGGAGCGCAAACGGCCTGCAGCTAGCAGCACCAGGCCGCCGCTGAGCAGCATGTACGCTTGCGCGGGCTCCGGAATGGCACTAACGTGCGCGACGATGCGTACGCTGTCCAGGCTGGCGAACGCCGTACCGTAGTCGGCGGCAGTCCCATCCTCGCCCTCCTGGTAGGAGGCGCTCACGCTGATCGAGCCGCCGAAGGTCGTCTGGTTCGGTGTCCACAGCGCCGTCGCGACGAATGAGTCGCCAGTGAACTCAGGCACACCCGGCACACCGATTGCGGCGTAGCCGTTGCCCACCTGGCTCCGGCTGCCGGTGATCGTGAACTCGATCGCGTCGACCTTGAAGCCGCTCTTCGCGATGAACTCCATGCGCTCGAAGAGAAACGAGGCGCTCCCTTCGTGGTATCCGTTGATGCCGCTACCGCCGACCTGCCCAACCATGTTTGGCAAGAACGAGAAGCCGGCCCGGGTGCCGCCAGCAGTGTCAACGGCCGTGAGGTTCGGAAAGTCAGCAGAGCTGCCGTAGCCGTTGACGTAGCCGTCCGAGCCGTTGAACTGGGTGTCGACTATGAAGTTGTCGATGCCTTTGTCCCACCGCACCGTGACGGTGCTGAGCTCAAGACGGCAGTCTTCCGTCTCGGTAGGGGCGCACGAGAACGCGTTCGCGCCGGCGGCGCAACACGTCAGAACGATGCTCGAAGCAAGGAGCTTAAACATGGGACCTCCCAACACATTGCAGGCAACCGATTGGTAGGAACAAGTGCCCTTCAAGGGTCCATTCTGGCAATGGCGTTGAGGCTACCGTTCAGATGCGACTGTGCTCTCTTCTTGTGACGCCGAGGTGGCACACCCCTTGTGTGAGGGGGCGTCAACATTCAACGGCATCAGGCCCCTCGCTTGGAGGTTCGCCAACGCCGGGTAGCATTGCCAGTGACCTGTGCTTGTGCAGTGCAACATTGGGGTGCACGCATCTTGCATAGAGCAAAGGCAGGCCGAAGAGCCTGCTGCCAGGGAGGGAAAGTGAACGAGTTGATTGGCGTCCAGTACCTGCGGGGCATTGCGGCGCTCGCAGTGGTGTACTTTCACGTGCTGCCAAGAGTGCTTGGCAAGGCCAGCGAAGACACTTTTGCAGTCGGCATTCTGTCGGCTGGAGTCGACGTCTTCTTTGTGCTCAGCGGCTTCATCATCTGGCTGACGACGCAACGGCCTGGCGTCACGCCCGGCGCTTGGTGGCGTGCACGGCTGATCCGCGTGGTGCCGCTCTATTGGTTCGCGCTGCTGGCAACCCTCGCCTTCAGACTGGCTACCGGTACAGGGCACATCCCGGGCTTCGTTGAGGGCCTGAAGGCCTTCCTCTTCATCCCCGTCGCGCACAGCAAGGACGGGCAGTTCTATCCCTTCCTGATCCCGGGCTGGACGCTGAACTATGAGTTCTTCTTCTACGTCGTGGTCGCTTGCACCCTGTTCCTCCGCACCAGCGCACAGCGGCTGATCGCGTTGGTGCTCGTCTTCGGCACGCTCATCGCCTTTCGGAAGTTTGCTGATACCACCAGTGCGATCCAGTTCCGGATGACAAGCCCACTGTTCCTCGAATTCCTGGCAGGCATCGCCGTAGCAATCGTGCACAAGCGGTTCTCGACCAATGCGCGTGTTCGCTTTGTCATCGGCCTTGGCAGCTTGGCGGCTGCGATCGCTTTTGCCTCCATGATCTCGCCCAGACTGTTCGACGCTGGACCGCGCACCGTGTACTTTGGGGTGCCGGCCGCATTGCTCGTCCTCGGTGTGATTTGCCTTGAGGAGCAGATTCGGCGCCTTCCGGTGCGGCCATTGAAGCTGCTCGGCGACGCCTCGTACTCGCTCTACCTCATTCACCCGCTCGTCATTTGGCCCGCCGAGGTACTGGTGCAGAGGACGGTCGGCCAATCCGCGATTGCTGAGCTCGTCGTTGTACCGGCCGCCTGCATTGCAGTCGCCATCCTGACCTTCAAATTCGTGGAGCAACCGATGCTTGCCTCGATGCGAGCTCGCATAGTCGCACGCCCGGCTCTGGCCGCAGCCTGACAAATCGATCCACCATGTCGAGGGCGGTGGCGGGCTAAAGGAGGAGCGGCTGCTCCGGGTCCTGCCGGCCCGGCTTGTCCGCGGCTAGAAGCGACGGCTGATCTGGCCCGGCGTTATAGGCCTCGACATCGGGCAGCTGCAGCGCAGCGGTCGCCTCTTCGATCGTCCCTCGCAGCCACACCTCGAACGCCGACGGCACCAGCGGCACAACAGCCCGCTTGTCCTGCATCGTGTCCGGTCTGGTTGGATCAGGGCGGTGCATGCGGTTCAGCAGCGGGTGGTGGTCCGCGTTGAGCGTCACCATCGTGTAGCTCTCGACCACCTCGCCGGTTTCTTTGTCGGTCCAGGTGTTCCAAAGGCCTGCCATGCCCCAGGGCTGGCCGTCGGCACGGCGGAACCGCCACCACTGGTTCTTCCCGCTCTCCCAGTTCGGCTCAACGTAGGACCATGCGGGGATGATGCAGCGCTGGCCACGCTTCCAGGGGTCACGGAAGGTCGGCTTCTCCGCAATCGTCTCCATCCGCGCGTTGTTCGTCAGGATGGGTCCGCCGCGGCCGGGCTTGCGCGGCGGCACTGCGGACTTGGCGAACCATCCGATCAGGCCCCACTGGCCCATCACCTGCTCAAGCGCGCCGCCGTCGCGCGCCGCGCGGATAAAGGCGCCCTGGCCGAACGGCCCGATGTCACGGGGGAACAGCGGGTCGCCGATGTGCCCACGCGGCGGCTCGTCGATGCCGTACGACGCACGGTAGAAGTCCAACTCCTCCGCGCGGGCGGGGTGGTAGCGATTGCACACCGTCCGATCTTAAACAACAGAACAGGCGACGAGGACGGGAGCTGTGGTGAGACTTGGCTTGGCAGACATGCGAGTCAGCGCACATATTCACTAAGTCCACGTCCGTACGGGGCACGGTACGCTCGGGTCCCACTTTAGAACGTTTGCGAAATGACTTCACCCGATAGCAACCAAGACAACGGTGTAGATGTCCAGCTCACCGACTTTGAACGCGGCGAATTGGCAAGAAAGGATTGGTTGCTGCTCGAGCTCATAGAGATTGTGGAGGTCGCCCGGGGTAGCTTGGTGCTGCCGGTGACACTCACGGTCGGTGGGCTTCAGATTTCCGGTGGTCTGACTACAGGTCGCCGGTACTTCGACGCTCTAGCTGCGCAGATTCAGGGTGCCGGTGGCAACGCAGGTGCATCACTACTAGCTACGCTCGCCACGCAGGTAGACAACCTGGGCAAGGAGGCGTACGGACGGGTTGACGGTGCTCCCGAGGCCGATGAGGTGAAGCCGCGTCCAAACGTTCTGCAACGCACCTTTGTGCACCTTCAAGACGCACGAGTCTTCGTGTCGGGCTCCACGGTTCAAGGCGGCACCGGCACCATGTGGCGAGGCAAAATCGCTTCGGTTGACGGCCTATTCTTTGGGCAAACGATGTAGGTGCCGCGTCACCCGCGCAGCCCGATTAATCGCTCCAGAACTATCGCGGCGCGGCTGCGCGCCCACTCGTCGATGACGCAAAACGGCCTGCCCTCCCGGGCGGCCTCCTCGGTGGCGCGCCGAACCGCCTCCCGATCGGCATCGGAAGGCTGGAACATGGCGGCTTCCGGTCAGCGTGCGGCGACGCGTGCGGCCAGCTCGGCCACGTTGATCTCGGTGTGGCCGTCGGCGTGCACCACGCCCAGCGGCAGCACCCGGGCCGAGTCGCGATGCGACTTCACAACCAGGATGTGGTTGTCCACCAGCCAGGCCAGCAGCTCCCGCAGCAGGCGCCGGCTCAGCGTTCCGTGCAGGCCGCGGATCCACACCACCCGCGGCGACTCCCAGACCACCGTGCAGATCGCGTCGTACTGGGCGAACGGGTCGTCACTCTCGCGCCAGTAGAACCGCAGGGTGGAAGTGACGGTCTCGTGGCGGATCATGGTGGCCTCCGGTCGCTACGGCGCGATCAGCGAGTCGGCGGCTCGCTCGCAGGCGAGGCCGGCGGTTCGGCGCCGGTCAGCTTCGTCTGCAACCGCTCGACCAGCAGCTTCCAACTCGACAAGCACGTCGGCGAGCAGATCGGCGGCACCGTGGGCTGGCGCGCTTCCCGCGGCAGCTGGGGCACTGCCGGCGGCGGCACCACAACGGGAGGCGACGGCTGCAGCGGTGGCGGCGCGGCGCAGGCCGCCAGAAGCAGCGTCAGCAGCAGCAAGCTCACGACGAGCGCGAGCAGCTTCTTGTTCGGCGGCATTGATGTTCTCCAGTAGGGCGGCGTTGCGCCGCTGTTCCTCCGCCCGGTATGCGGCGATGGCTGAGGCGGCGCCGCTGGCGGCCGCGGCGCGATCGGCCTCACGGCCGCGCTGCTCGGTGGCGAGCTTCGTCTTCGCGTTGGCCAGGTCGAGCTGGGCCTTGTTCAAGCGGGAGGTCTGTGCCAGCGCGCCGGCGGCGCACACGATGGCCGCGGCCGCCGCGACGGCGGCGAGCGCTCGGTCGCCGATCATTGGTCCACCTCATGCCACGGCGCGATCGGCACGGTCTGCCCTGCCAACGCGTGCGTGCAGTCGGCCAGCATCTGCATCTGACCGTCGACGACGAAGCTATGGCACCGCTTCGAGACCATCGGGATCTTCGCCGCGTTGCCCATGGCGCCCGCCTCCTTCCTTTCACGCGCCTGCGCGATGTCTCGCAGCAGGGCATCGGGGTTACCGATGTTGGCCGGCTCATCCCACCAGATAAGCACGCTGGGCGAGAACGTGGGCCGCTCGATATCGCCGCTCCAGGCCCAACGCGGCCCAGGGCCCTCGCCGGTCTGAATGCTGTGGGCGCCATCGCATCCAGGGCACCACCACGTGAGCCTGCCGTCCTCGCCACTGCGCAGGACTTTAGACAGCATGCCCATCAGCCTCTCCCTGCGCAGGTCGCGCTCTCGGCGGCCCGGCGGTTGGCCAGGCCCTGCACGAAGGTGTAGACCCGCTTGCCGTTGCGATCGATGTGGCTGGTGAAGCTCCACACCAGGGTGCCGTCGTCGCCGCGGGCGATGCGCCGGCAGCCCAGCTCCCACTCGCCACGGTTCCACGCTGCCATCGCGCCGCTGCTGCACGTGCCCGCCGGCCCGAGGTTCCAGGCGTGGCTGCTGGCCATGTCGAACACGGCCTGGCTGGGCGGCAGCTTGAAGCACCTGGCCAGCTGCAGCTGCATGCGCGTCACCGCGGCCTGCTCTTCCGCCTCGCACTTCTCGTCGGTCCAGCGCTCGCCGACGACGATGGGGGTGCTGGTCACGTGCTTGGTCAGGCCGTTGCACACCGTGGGCAGCCCTCCGGCCAGCTTGTCGGGATACACCACGAGGACGCGCCGGCTGCCGCTCTCCCACGACTCGAGGAACGTCATCAGCGCCGGGCTCGCGGCCAGCAGCGCGACGCCCGCCACCATGATGGTGGGCAGCCGGCGGCCGGCGGCCGGGTTATTCCTGCTCTGCAGCTGCGGCACGGGCCACCTCCAGCTTCGGTTGGGCCACGATGCGCGCCAGCGCTGCAGCGATGTTGATGGCCACGCTGAGGGCGATGAAGGCGCCGTCGGGACGCTCAGGCGCCAGGAACTGCAGCAGCAGCTCCAGCCCGCCCAGCACGGCGGCCAGCAGCGCCAGGCGCACGCTGTAGGCCCGGCGCAGCACGAGGCGCCAGTCAGGGATCAATGCCATAGGTATCTCCGGCGGTGGGAGTCGGCAGCCCGCTCGGCTGCCTCGAGCGCGTCGGCGTAGACGCGGCGGAAGGTCTGGGCGGTGATGCCCAAGATGGCGGCAGCCTCTACGGTGGTGCAGCGCTCCACGAGCACCAAGTGCAGCGCGACTGCCAGCACGTCGGGCAGCCCGCGGATAGCGGCAACCAGCCGCTCCCGCGGCGGGTCGCCGGTGGTCATGGGTTCAACGCGGCCGCGAGGCCTGCGGCACGGTCTCGAGGGTCAGCACGCGGCGGCTCAGCTCGTTCAGGCGCAGGTCCTGCTCGATGTCTTTGCTGTCCTTCGTGGCCAGCTGCGCGCCGAGCCGCTCGACCTGCAGCGCCAGCTTGCTGATCTGGTCGGACTGGTGCCTCACCTCGACGGCCTGCTCGCGCTGGCCGCTCCAGACGATGCCCCCCTGCGCCAGGATGGCGCCTACCAGGGTCAGGATGCCCCACAGCGGGATCTTGCGGTCGATGGTGATGCCGGCCCGGCGATCGCCCTCGAGCGGCATGCGGTCGGTTTCGCGGTATGAAGGCATGTCGGCTCCAAGTCTGGGCATAGCGTGCGGGTCCGGTCGGTGTCGATGAAGCGGCGGTGCGGCAGGTTCCATGTCGGCCGCCGCCGCGTGTTTGTTCTAGGCCTGCTGAGGCCAGGTGATGGTCTCGGGCTCGGTGCTGGTGGCCAAGGCCTCGCGCAGGGCCACGCCCTGGTCGAAGAGCTCGCCGACATAGGCGCCCAGCGCGATGCCGACGGCGATCATGTCGTTGCCGTCGAGCACCCGCGTGCTGTTGTCGGCCAGCACCCAGGTGCGCTCGAACGGCTGGTCGTTGGCCGCGGCCAGCACGGCCAGCTGCACGGCGCCCATGATCCTGTTGCGGCTCTCGGGGTCGCTGTCGAAAGCCGAGCCGTCCCACGTGAAGCCGCCGTATTCGCGGGACTCGCGCTGCTGCTTCAGCACCGTCCACTGCCGGGCGCGGCGGGCCTCCAGGCTCGCCGACATGTCCGGCACCAGCGAGCCGCCGGAGAACTGGCCGCTCACCAGCATGGCCGCCTCAACATCGGCCGCATCGCTCAGCGGCAGGCTGACCGGCCAGCTCCACACCTGGCCGGCGCCGGCGTCGTGCGCACCCTGGTCCACCCAGCTGAGCACACGCACGACGACGACGCCCTCGCTGAAGTTGATCTCGCCGGTGCCCGGCTTGTGGAACGTTACGGTGGCGCCGTGGGGCGTCACCATGGTCTTGAGGATCGGCATTGGGTGGTCTCCGGTCAAAGACCGCTGGCGTCGATCAGGAATGCATCCAGCGGCTGGGCTGTACTGATGTTGGTGGCGTCGCCTTCGTCGCGCCACTTGCGGCTGAAGTAGTCCTCTTGCCGCACGACGGTCGGCGACAGCTGCAGGAAGCCGAACGACAGCTGGCGGTTGTCGAAGAGCGAGCCGAAGGGCAGGCTGTTCTGGCGACGGCTGGACGGCGTGCCCAGCACCGCCGGGATGCCGAGCGAAGGAATCACCGAGTCGCCGTTCAGCTCACCCGGCGTGCCTGACAGCGAGAAGCCGCCCTTCAGGAACAGCGGCCGGCCCGCCGTGTCGGTGATCGACCAGCGCAGATTGCCGGCGTCGTCGTTGATCCGCAGGCCGACACCGGAGTGCGACCACGGCACAGCGAAGCAGTAGATCTGCGTGTAGGCCTGCGCTTCGAAGCCGTCGCTGTCAATGCTGCCGGTGTTGCCGCAGAAGACGTTGATTTCCCAGGTGCTGCCGCCGATGTTCGTCACGCTGTTGATGCGCACGATGTAGCCCGGCTGCAGGCGGTAGAACGGCACCGGGCGGTTCGGGCTGTCGATGCGGTAGATGCCGTTACCCGCCCGGCGGCCGAGCGATGTGGTGGCCGTGCCGAAGGGCTGCGTGAGGCTGAAGGGCGTGGCCTGACCGATGTAGTTCAGGCCGAACGAGTCGCGCCCCGACAGCACCAGGCCGCCGGCAGGGTTCACCACGCGCAGGATGGCGGTCATTGCATGAACAGCACGAAAGTGCGCGCCGCCGCTGAGTCCACGGTGAGCCGGGGATAGCCCAGCGCATAGTCAACGGCCGCGCCCCAGGCCAGCGTGCCCCACATGCCCGCCACCTTGAGCGTGCGGCCCACGTAATTCGGGAAGGTATAGGTTTGCGGCGTGCCGCCTGGCACGTCGATGATGCCGACGCACACCCCGGCAAAGGCGTCGCGGCTGTCGAACACCACCGCGCCGGCGCTGTTGCGCACGATGAAGACCGCCTCGGCCATCAGCCGAACAGGCCGAGGCTGATCACCTCGACGCCTGCCCCGTTGTACATGCGGATGCCGAGATTCGTCTGGTTGACGCGCGGCGCGCCGCCGCCGCCAGCGCTGATGTCCAGGGTGCCGCGGAACGTCACCCCTTGATTGAACTCCGCCGTGCCGTCGCTCCACAGCGCAAAGCCGACGGCGCCGCTGCTGAAGCCATCGTTGTAGAGGGCGAACGGGTTGATGCGGATGCCGCCGATGGTGCCGGCGCCAGCGATGATCGTGCCGGTGGTGGTCGAGTTGCGCACCACGATGTTGTTGAACTCGGCCGAACCATCCGGCCAGACGATCCAGCCGGCGGCACCCGGGTTGTAGTTCGCGCTGCGCAGCCGTCCGCCGATGGTGCCGTCGCCAGCGGTCAGCTTGACGGCCGACAGCTCCAGAATCTTCGCGTCGTCGATCGCCGCGTTGCCCAGCAGCGCGTTGACGATCGCGCCGTTCTGGATCACCCCGTCGTAGGCCACGATCGCGCCCGCGGAGATCTTCCCCGCCACCACCGCGCCGGCGGCCAGCTTGCCGGCCACGATCGACTCGGCCGCCAGCTTGGGGGTGGTGATGGCGTCGTTGGCGATCTCGGTCGCCCCGATCGAGCCCGGCAGGATCTCATCGGGCCGAGGCGCATAGGCGGTGACGAAGACGCCCTCCTCCAGCTGCACGTCGTCCCAGTAGACGGTGCCGATCGGCGCATAAGTGCGCAGCTCCAATGCGGTGGTGGACGGCCCGGTCGTCAGGGTGATCACTTTCCGCACCCACGTGCCAAGCACGTGGCCGGGCACCAGCGAGGTGTCCTGCGCCACCAGGCCGCCGGCCACGGGTTCGAAGAGAACAAGCGAACGACCGAGCGCCGGTGCGGCGGCGATGGACTCGACGTACACCCAGGCGCTGGCCGTGTAGGTGGTGTTCGGCCGACAGGGCAGCACCTGGTAGCAGAACATGTCGATGCCGGCTGGGCTGTCACCGGTGCCGATCATCTGGTGGCCGTACCGCCCAGACTTCTTCACCGTCTCCACGATGGCGCCGATGTAGCTGCCCACGCCCCCCGGCCCGTACTGCTGCCATGGCGCGCCCAAGCCGGTCTCGAAGCCGCTGTTGCTCAGCAGGTTGCCGCCGCCGATCGAGCCCTTGAGGTGCTTGGCCTCGATGAGCAGCGGCTGCAGGTCACTGCCGCCCACCAGCGCAGTCTGCGCGACCAGCCCATTGGTGCCACCGGCAGCCACCAGCGACTCAACGCCGTCGACCGTCTCGTGCTTGGCCCAGATGTGCCACACCGCGCCCGGGTCGGTGGCGAAGCCACCTGGTGAGCCCGACGGCTCCGCTACGCGCGCAGCGTCGGCGAAGACCGGCACCGGGTCGCCAGGCATGCGCCGCTTGCCGTAGATGTTCACCTTGCCCGGGCCATGGCCGACGGTGTAGGTGGGCGCGTCCCAGGTCACGAAGATCGACGACAGGCCGGCGCTCACGGCCAGGTTTTCGACCATCGGTGGCGGCGTCAGGTCCTTGACGTTCTCCGGCGCATCGGCGCCGTCGTACAGCTTCACGATGGTCAGCGTGTCGATGTACAGCTTGCCGTCCTGCTCCAGCGTGACGTTGACCTGCAGCACGTCGCCCGGCATGTCGAGGTAGGCCAGCGTGCGCTCGTCGCCTGAGCCGCCGAGCGTCGCGGCCGGCAGCGTGGTCCAGTTGGCCGCGGCGTCCAAGCCGGCGCCGCCGCGGTCGAGGTTGAGCGTGATCGACGACGGCGACACCACGCCGGATCCAGATTGCGGCACCCGGAAAATGAGGCTCGTGGCGCGCAGCTTGATGAAGCGCGCGCCGCTGGTCAGCGGGTCCAGCGACACCGCATAGACGACGCTGGCCACCTGGCCCTGGCGGCCCAGCGCATCGAAGGGCCGCACCTCCACATCAAAGTTGCCCACCGAGTCCACCGACCACGGGCCGAAGCGCCGCGTGCGCGTCTCGCCCAGCATGGCCAGCGGCTGGCCGGACAGCGCGGCCCACACCTGCGCGTGGTCGTACGGGCCGCTGATGTCGAAGGTGGCCACCAGCTGCGTGCGCTGGTCGTAGTTCAGGCCCAGGCGCTCCTGCGTGATCTCCAGGTTGCTGGCCACCAGCGGCGCGGCCGCAGGCGGCAGCGGCGGCGCCTCATACACGCCGGTCTCGACATAGTTCCAGAACTCGGGACCCTCCGGTACCGCCGAGATCCGCGCACCCGACAGGTTGTTGCCTGGCTCGATCGAGATCACGCGCAGGCGCTGGCCAGGCTGCGCCTTGAAGTCGAAGATCCACAGCGTGTCGTGCACCGGCGTGCCGTCGGCGCCTGGCAGCGCCACGCCGGCCGGCCAGGCCTCGGCCAGCACCAGGGTGTGCGTGTCCTCGCTGAACGGCTGCACAGCCAGCACCAGGTAGCCCTGCGCGCCCGGCAGCCGCAGGCCGACATACCAGCTCGACACGCCCGAGGTGTAGGCGGTGATCTCGGCGTCCAGCACCAGCGTCACCACGCCGCCGACGCTGCTCACCGACTTCAGTCGGCCGCCCGAGCCCCACTGCGTCATGTCGTGGCTGAGCGCCACCAGGCTCCAGCGGCGGAAGGTGAGGTGTTCGAAATCCATCTCCCAGCTCACCGACTTGCGCTGGAAGATGTTCTGAGCCATTGAGAAGCGGCCGGCCAGCAGCGCGCCCTCCTCCGTCGTCACGCCCAGCGGCGCCAGCCGGGCGGTGTCGCGCGGCATCACGACGTCAGGCGCCTTGATGCGCACCGTGTGATCCCGCCAGCCGTCGTCGCGGTCCACCCAGGCCACCTCGATCTCCTGCGCCGACTCGCGGGTGGCGTAGTCGACGCGGAAGCTGCCCTTCTTGATGTTGGCCATGTTGATGACGGCCTCGACTGGCTGGTCATCGCGGGCCCATACCACCGACAGCCGGCCCGGGTGGTAGCTGATGCTGCCCAGGCCGGCCGTGGCCATGGCCTCGAGCATGTCCTGGCAGCTGACCATCGAGGTGAAGACGTTGTCGAAGGTGTAGCCTTTCTCGGCGCAGTGCAACATGAAGCCCTTGAGGCCCTCGATGTCGATCTGCCCGTCGGGCAGGCCCATGCCGGCCATCAGCCGACCGGTGGTGTCGAAGATGCCGCGGGCCATCTGCAGGATGTGGGCGCCAGGGTTGCGCGTGCCGGCGACGTTCACCCACCCGCCCGTGGTCCACACCGGTGTCTCGGCCTGGGTGGCCAACCAGCTCACCTCGTCGAGCGAGCCGTTCAGCTGGCCGGTGGCCTTGATGCGGATGCCGACGTGCGGATGGCTGCTGTAGTCGTTGTTGTCGAGCTGGTAGGACTTCAGCGTCAGCCAGTCGATGGTGTTCGCCGCGTTCGTCGCGGTGATGCTCTTGGTCACCTTGCGCGCCCGCACCTCGTAGGTGCCAGCGTTGAGCATGGGCGACTCGAAGGTGCGCCGCAGCTGCTTGGTTGAGTTGGACTTCAGCGTGATGCGGCCCGGCCCGGTCAGGCCGACCCAGGCGCCGGCCGGCAGCGCCCGGTACTCGACGTCGATGTCGAGGGTGGCCTCGCGCATGCTGCCGCTGCTGGACATCTGGTACAGGCTCGCGGCCAGGTCCACGCCCAGCTTGACGGTACCGGCCGAGGAGGTGCGCACTACGTAGTCGCCCGGACCCGAGTCGTCGGACGGCGACTCGAGCGTGCCGCCGGCGATGGTGTCGACATTGCTCCAGTCGAGCAGCTTGCCAGGCGCGCCAGGGAAGCCTGCCTTCGACACCGTCACCTCCTCGTAGGAGCTCAGCGGCGTGGTGCCCACCTTCAGCTCGTCGACGGCGCCGCAGTTGATGCCGGCGTGGAAGCGCACGAACTGGAACTGGTCGTCGCCCTCGAACGAGGAATAGGGCTGCGAGGCGTAGTCCGGCACGACGCGGACCTGGCCGAACACCAGGCCCAGCGGCTCGTAGGGCCGGGCCCGGTTGCGGCCGCCCGACAGCGAGTACTGCGGTGCCACCGACTCGTACTGGGGCCCCCGGGCCTTCGCCGGCGGCAGCAACTTGTTGATCAGCAGCGTGCCGACCATCATGGCGCCGGCGTTGATGAACGCCGCCCCGAGGCCGCTGAAGCCGAGGAAGCCGCCGAGGCCGCCCGCGGCCAGGCCGGTGCCCATGGTGAAGTAGGCCAGCGCGACGAAGGCGATGAACTTCAGCGCGGACTTGCCGGCCACGCGCCGGCACTCGATCAGCTGCCCGTGCTGCGGCCGCGTGCGGTCCCACATCATCCGCGTGACCTGCGCGCCACCAATGGTGATGACCCAGTCGCCCATCGACAGGTCAACGCCGTGGCGAGTCAGGAAGGTGGCCAGCGTCTCGCCCGGCAACAGCTCCGCCCCCCGCGTGATCGACTGCTCCAGCAGCACCAGCGGGTGAGGCGTGACGACAAGATCCATCAGGTGCTTTCGTGCGGCTGAACGTCGGTCCAGCGGTAGTAGCCTTCGACGCGCAGGCCCATGCGCAGCGCGTCGCGCTCGCGCTGCAGCACGCTGGCGCCGGTGGTGGCGTGTGCATGCAGCACCCAGCGCTCGCCAGCCTGCAGGAAGACGGTGCCCAGGTGGAAGCGCTCGCGCCCGTCGTCCTCGGTCTCAAAGTACAGGGCCACGTCGCCGGTGGCCGGCTCGGCGACCTTCTCTGCCAGCTGCGCCGCCAGCCGGCTGATCACTGCAGCCTGGCCACGTCGGCCGCGCGGGTGGTACAGCGGCAGCGCGACGGTGCGCCCGAACAGCTGCTGCTGCGTCAGGCTCACCAGGTGCGCGCAGTCGAAGTGGTCTTCGACGTAGGGGATGCCGACCAGCGCCTCGGCGTCCCGTAGGGTCACGGCGCACGTCATCCCGCGAACAGCCCCGGTGCGGTGGTCGGGTCGAAGCGCATCTTCACCGCCGGCGCCCGCAGTGCGTCGTCGTTGCCCACGACACCGGTGACCGTGGCCACCGTGGCGCTGACGCCCGACAGCGGCGCCGTGAACATGTAGTCGACGACGGTCGGGGACGCCCGGCTCACCACGTAGACGGTGGCCTGCAGCGCGCCGCCGGGCGGCAGCCGCTCCAGGTCCTGGATCAACGCGCGCCCGACGTTGTCGATCTCCAGCTGCGCGCGCGGCGCCTCGCCCTGCACGCTGTTGGGCAGCTTGAAGCGGAACGGCAGGCCGATCCACGACGTGCCGTCGATGACCCAGTCCCTGGTGTCGTTGACGACGCGTGCAGTCTCCATGGACGGGTGCTCGAGCATCAGCAGCACCAGCAGGCCGTCGGGGTCGTTGACCCGCTGCAGCTGCTCACGCGTCGCGGCCGTCACCATGCCGACCTCCAGTACTCGATCCGCAGCACGCGCTTGCTCAGCCCCAGCATCGGCTCCATGAAGGTCAGCTGGCCGATGTCGCCCTCGACGATCCGTGCCTGCACGATGGTGCCGAGCCGCGGGTGCTTCCAGTCGAAGAAGTCGGCGCCGGCGTCAATCTCGTTGAAGAACCAGTCTTCGAAAGCAGCGGCGCGCGCCTTGGTCTCGAAGTAGACAGTCAGCTGCACCTCGACGCGGGCGTCGCTGGCGATCCGGCGCTGCTTGGGAATGCTGCGCTCCATCTCGGACCGCTCGACCACAGGGTCGGTGGTCTCGGTCAGGTCGCGCCAGTCGCAGCGCACGTAAGGGGGGAAGGCGGCCATGGTGGTGCTCAGGCGGAGAACGTGGGCCGCAGGCCGTAGCGGCCCTCGATGGCCTTGCCGACCGGTCCGGAGCCGCCGGCGATGCCATCGGCCACCTGGTTCTGCAGCGCTTCCAGGATCACGTCGATGCCGCCGTCAGTACGCTGCTGCGCGGTGGCCGTGGCTGCGGTACCGGTGTTGTTGATCAGGTTGATCGCCGGCAGGCTGACCTTCACGACCTGCGCCGCCATGGCATGCGACATGCCGCCGCGCAGCTGCTGCATGCTCTGGTCGTGCGGCGTGATGTTGCCGCTCTGGTTGCCCATCATCAGGTACTGCTTGCCGGCCAGGTTCAGCAGCTCGGGGCCCAGCTCGTTCACACGGTACAGGCGGCCGCGCTCCACTGGGCCTCCGCCGGCCTTGGGGCCGCCGAACTTCACGCCAGACGTCGGCAGCGAGTAGTCGGTGCCCATGCTGCCGGCGCCGCTGCTGCCGCCGAACAGGCCCGAGGCCAGGTTGCCGAGGAAGTCGGTCACCCCGCTGCCGCCGAAGATCTTCGACGCTGCGGCGCGGATCTGGATGCGCACGATCTCCGTGATGATCGAATCGGCCAGGCTCTTGAAGCTGAGCTTGCCGGTGGTGACGAACGTGACCAGCGTGTCTTCCAGGCTCTGGAACGTGCGGCTGTACAGGTCCTCGGTCTGGCGCATCACGTTGGCGGCGCTGTCGCGGTAGTTTTCCCAGGCCCGCTGGGCGCCGATTGAGGCGTTCGCTTCCAGAGCGATGCGCTGGTCGAACGTGCGCTCGAAGCTGCGCAGGGCCTTGTCGTTGAACTCGTCGATGATGGCCAGCCGCGCGTTGTATTGAGTGCGGGCCTCCTCCGTGAATTTGCCTTCCAGTTCCAGCGCCGTGCGAGTGGCCTGCAGCTCCTGCCGCTGCTGCGTGTAGCGGTCATCGATCTGCTGGCGGCCTGCAGCGCGCTCGCGCGCACGGTCGCTCAGCCGAATGTTCTCCAGCTCGCGCTGGCCCTGTAGCGTCAGGGTGTCGAGATACTGCTGGGCGGCGATGCGGGCGTCGATCAGGGCTCGGGTCTCGCTGGCCCGCGCAGCTGCGCTTTGCGTCGAAAGCACGATGCCCTTGGTCGTTGCCTCGGCGCGGATCCGCACGATCTCGCTTTCGTTCTTCTTGATCTCGCTCTGGTTGCGGATGCCCTCCGCGCCGCGGGTCTTGTCGGCGGCCAGTGCGCGGTTCTGCTCTTCCATCGCTCTGACCTGCGCCTCTGCATCGAGCCGCACGAATGCCTGCTTGGCGTCGTAGTACTCCTGAAGGCCGGCCAGGCCGGCTGACCTGGTCGCCTCGAGGATCGACTCTGCGTTCTTGTAGGCGTCGGTCTCCGCGCGCAGCGCCTCCTGGATCTCATTGACGCGCGCGGTAAGCGATGCCTTCCGCTCTTGATTCGCCGCGCTGGCGGCGCCTTCGTCCTCGTACTTGGCACGAATCGACGCCAGCACCTTCTCGCGGTCGGCCGCCGAGGCGCCGGAGCGATCGGCGAGCGCATTCGCGGCCGCCAGTTCCTTTGCCAGGCGCGCCTGTTTGGACAGCGAGCCCTCCTTGAGCTTGTCGAAGTCGATCGCGGCCTGGTTGCGAGCGGCCTGGGCGGCCTGCGCCGTCACCACCTGCTCGCCCAGCGACTTCGACTCCTTCAACCGCGCGATCAGTGCATCTTCCTGCTCCAGCTGCTTCTGGAAGCCGGCCGTGGTGCGGAACTCGCCGAAGCTGGGTAGCGCCTTGCCGGCCAGTACGTCGCGGATGCGCTGCGCACGTTGCTCGGCTGCCTCCAGCTCGTCGTCGACGGTCTTCGTGCGACCGATGCTCTTGGCAGCCTCGAGGTACCGGTCCACCGCGGACTTGGCCGCATTCCATGCGCCTTCCAGGAAGCCGACGTTCTTGGCGGCGGTGTCGACGTGGCCGTTGAGCGCTGCCATGGTGATGGCAACGGCCTTCTGCCGCTCGCCCTGATCCTCCAGCGTCTTCACGTAGCGCAGCTGCTCGGCGGTGAGGAAGTTGTACTTGCGATTCAGGTCCTCGGCGCCCTTGCCCACGTTGTCGGCCAGGCTGAGGAAGTCCTTCAGCACCTCGCTGGTCGCCTGGCCCGTGGCCTTGGCCACTAGTTGCACGGAGGCGGCCGTCGCGGTCAGCGCCTCACCCGACAGGCGGCCGCTTGCCACCAGCTGCGCCAGCGTCTCGCGCGCCGAGCCGACGGTGGTGTTCGTCGACTGCGCGATGCCGCGTGCCAGTCGCTCGAACTGCCCCTGCGTGATTCCGGCGGCGTTGCCCGTCAGGGAGAGCGACCGTTCCAATGCGCGGGTCTGCTCAGCGCCCTGATATGCCGACAGCCCCAGCGTGGCCAGGACCGCGGCGGCGCCACCGACGGCGACGCGCAGGGGCGTGAAGACGGTGAGCACAGCGGAGATCGCGCCCTTCACGCCACCGAACGTGCCGGACAGCTGCGAGCCCTGCTGGATCAGCGCTGTCAGCGGGCTCTGGCCGGCCTGGACCTGCACGAAGAAGTCCTGCAGCTGGAAGCCGAGCTGCTGTGTCTGGAAGGCGGTGAGCTTCGTCTGGCTGGCAAGCGCGGCAGAGGACCGCGCGCGCGCTGATTCAGCGGCCGCGGCGGCTGCAGTTGCCGCAGCGGTGCGGCGTGCTTCGGCAGCTTGCTGCTTCGCCGCCTCGATCGTCTTGAACGCTGCGGCCGCCCGAGCCAGCTCCGACTCCGTGGCGCCGCGCTGTGCCAGGTCGAGCAACTTGATCTCGCTCGCGGTCTTGCCGGCGTTCCGAGCTGTCTGCTCTAGCTTGGCCAGGTACGCCTCGACCGAGGCCTTGGCCTTGGCCGCGCCCGCCTGCGTGCTATTTCCCAGCTCGGTGCCGAGCGACTGCGCGGCCTTCTTCGCCTCGGCGATGCTGGCCGTGAAGCCGGTAGCGTCGCCGGTCAGCTTGATGGACCCCGTACCGACTTCTTCCGTCATGGCTTTCCTTTGCCCGCCGCCCTCTTGGCAGCGGCGTGCATGGTTTGGAGCGCGGCGTCTTCAATGACGCCGATCTCCTCCTCGAGCTCTTCATAGCGCTCGGGCGTGAGCTTCATGCGGTCCATCTTGTGGAACAGCACGTTGAAGTCGAGGCCGTAGGGGCCGGCCGGGCCGACGCGCCAGTTGTTCCCCATCCGTAAGAACAGCACCGCGGCCTGCCAGTTGTCGGGGAAGACCTCGACGGTCTTCTCCAGTGCGCGCTGGGCCCGCGCTTCCTCGGCGGTGATGCCGATGTCGAGCGACTCGGCGAGGTCTTGCTCGGTCAGCCCCGGCAGCGCGAGCGCGTGGCCGACCGCTCTCAGTTTCCCAGCTTGGCGCCCATCTGGTTCCTTACGAATGCCTCCACGATGTGCGCAGGAGCCAGCTGGTAGTGCTGCACGAGCAACGCGACTGACTCTGCGTTGAAGGGAGCGTCAATTCCCTCCCAGCCGACCACGATGCTCATCACATTCGCGATCTCGTTGCCGCTGGCCTTCCATGCATCGCTCTCGATCAGCCGGTCCATCTCATCCCTGGTGTGATGCTTGAACTCGATCGTGACCTGGTGCTCGAGCCCGCCAGGCTCAGGAATCTGCACCTTCGCCTTGAAGGTGGGGTTCGGGATCAACTTCAGCATGGCGATCAGGCGGCGTAGCGCTTGAGCTGAGCGATCTGCGAGAAGGTCGCGACCACGCTCATGATCTGGTTGACGTTCAGCGAGGGCTCGCCGTCGAAGCTGACGAAGGTGTTGTAGTAGATCGAGCCGCCGCTGGCCAGCTTGAGCCACAGCGCCCGGGCCAGGCCGTCCTCGTCGGCCGCCGCCAGCACGGCGTTCCACGGCAACGACGGGTCGTCGGCCATGGTGAGTTGCAGGCCCTTGGCGTTCTTGAAGGTCGGGCGCCGGCGCTGGCGGCCGTCCTCGAGGTATACCCACTCGACGAAGTTTTGGTCGCCGCCCGAGCTCTCGCTGCCGGTGACCTGGCCAATCTGCGTCCAGGTCAGGATCTTGCGCACCGAGCCGACGCCGGTGCCGATCGGGTACTTGCCCAGGTTCGTGGTGTCGTAGCCCTCGAGCTGGAAGGTGTTTGCGGCCACGCCGGCGACGCGCGCGATGCGCTCATTGATGCCGAGCCAGCCCGAGGTGATCTCGATGATGTCGCCGTTGGCCAAGCCGTGGCCGGTCGACGTGAGCACGGCCGGGTTGGCGTTGCTGGCGATCGTCACCGGGAGCACCGGGCCGTACGTGGTGGCCAGCGAGAAGACGCTGCCGTTGGGGATCGAAGCGGACATGGTCGCCCTTTCAGGTGGAAGTCGGGCAGCGCCCGGAGAAGAACGAAAAAACCCGCCGAAGCGGGCTGGGGGGAAGCGGTGCCGGCTCTATGCCGGCGGGAACCAGATGCTGAAGTCCTGCCGCGTGCCGAACAGCCCCGTGCCGTCGAGCCATGTGGCCACCATGCCGCTGGCGGTTGTGGCGCGCATGGCGGTGCTGCCGACCAGCGCGGCCCGGGCGGCGCGGCCGATCGCGGCCGCGGTGTCGCGGTCGTCGGCCCACACGTTGATCTGGAAGCGGCCGTTGTCGAGATCCGGTACGGCGCCAGCCATGTAGTCGATCGGCTCGCCGCCCACCTGCTGGAAGGTGATGTACGGCCGCGGCGTGCTGAAGCGCGCGTTGTCCCGGTAGACGCGCTGGTCGACCAGCGGATCAAGCGCCTGGCTGATGGTGTCCTCGATGCTCACCGGCCCGCCTCCGCGGCGAAGCGCCGGCGCATGGCCTCCATGCCAGCCTGGATCGCGCGCGGCAGCGCGGCCAGGGCCGGCCGCATGAACGGCTGGGCCGGCACGAACTCCGGCTCGGGGAGGCGCTCCCGCGTGGCCACCAGGTGGCCATCCTCGTCGCGGTAGACCCGGTTGACCCGCCAGTGGCCGAACTCGATCAGGTGGCCGTGCGGTGCCTTGGCCTTGTTCCAGCTCACGCCATACGTCTTCCGCAGCTCGCTGGACGCGCGCTCGTCGAATGCCCAGTAGATGGCGCCCTGCAGCGTGCCCGGCTCGTGCGTCTCGCCGTTGACGACGACCGGCGCGCCGTCGGCGAGCTTGGCCACGTTGGCCTCCACCTCGGCGGCGATCGCGCTGGCCATGCCGGCGGCGCCGCTGCGCACCACCTTCTCGGCCACCACCGCCTCGAGGCGATCCAGGCTGGCCAACAGGTCGCCCTCGAGCTCGAAGTTGAAGTCGATCATGGTCAGGGCCCCGTCACCAGGTGGGTGGTCAGCTGCAGCCACTCACGCCGGCCCAGCTCGGCAATGTGCTTCACGTCGTGCTGCTGGCCGCGGTACAGCACGCGGTCGGCCACCACGATGTCCTCGCGGAAGCGGACCACCCAGCGAGTGATCGCTTCGGGCACCACCTGGCCGGCCTGGGCCTGCTCGCGGCCGCTGACGTCGCGCCGGGCGGCCCGAACGGTGCAGCGCTCCGGCCATGTGACCGTCTCGCGACCGCCGGCCGTGCGCACCACCTCACGGCGCTGGAGCACGATCTGGCGGTCCAGATCGCGGGCGGTGTAAAGCGGCTTCACGCAGGCGACGCGATGCGGCGGAAGGACGTGCGGCCGATGGTCAGGCAGGCGCGCGAGTTCGCGGCGCCGGCCGTCGGCAGGAACTGCCATGCGCAGCTGCTGACCGTGTAGACCCACAGCACGCCGCCATCCGACACCGTACCGGTCGCATGCGTGGGCGGCGTCGCTCCGCACGTGCCGCCAGCCGCCGTGGAATACGCGCGGCCGCCGTTGCGGCGCACCGCGCCGGCAGCGACCACTTCACCGGCGGTCCACACCGGCTCCGATGCGAGGGAGGGCAGAGTGACCTCCGGCGTCTTCAGCCGCAGCTTGGCGTTTTTGGCAATGCCGTCGTGCAGCGTGGTGGAAGCACTGAAGTCGCGCGATTGGATCTGCTCGCCGTTGGTGGTGGTCAGCACACGCAGCGTTGGGGCGTTCAAGCCCGAGCAGTTGATCAGCTCCACCTCGCCCTCGGCCTGCAAGGTCTGACCGTTCAGCACGCGGCCGGCAACCGAGTTCGTCGCGCCGAGCTGCCAAACGTCTGTCGAGCTGCCCCCTGTCCACGCCAGCACCTGCTTGCGACCAACACCGTCCGACCGATCGGCCGTGCAGACGTAGCCCGTGCCCGTCCCCTGGTTGCGTTGCACAGTCAGCAGGTCTGCGACCCCAGACAGCGCGCCGCTGCCAACGAACGTCCACACGACCGTGCCGTCGGAAGCGTCGCCCGAGGTGTGCGATGGCGCCGTGGCGCCCGTCACACCGCCGAGCGCGGTGGCGTAGGCGTTGCCGTTGGCGATGATGAGCGAACCCGCAGCGAAGGTCGTGCCGGCGACGTGCGCCTTCACGCGGATCGTGCCGGCCCCGAGAAACAGCCAGGTGACGGTGCCGTCCGAGGCGGAGCCGCTGCCGTGCACGGGGGCGGTCGCGCCGGTGGTGCCGGAGGTGGTGGCCTGGTAGGTGTTGCCACCGTTGGTCCGCATGTCGCCAGCGACCACTGCAACACCGGTCGCCCAGGCGGCAGGAGCGATCACGCCCGCGCCAGCGGTCCCGCCTTGGCCGAGGAACAGCGGGTTGTCCCACAGGTTCGGTCGCGCCGTGGTGGAAGAAACCGCATAGGTGTCCGCCGCTGACGAGATGAGCGTGGGGATCGCCGGCACGTAGCGCATCCAGATGTTGGCGATCTCCTCGCCGATGAGCTGCGAGCCACCACCGCCCTGGTGGAAGCCGCTGCCGCCGCTGCCCGAGTCCATGATCCACTTCTGGAAGCTGATCGGCGGGTTGGACGTCGGATCGCCGATCAGGCTCATTGCATCGACGGTGTGAACGTGCGACAGCCGCTGGGGCACGCGCAGGATGTAGTCGCGGACCTGGAGCAGGTTCTGCGAACGGGTGGCATTGAGCGCCACGTAGGGGGCGTACGGCGCAATGTGAATGACCTGTGCGCCGCGCTCGCGCGCATAGGCATAGACTTTCTCGTAGTCGGCGCAGATGGCCGAAGCTGACCGGTCGTCGGCCAGGTCGTTGAGATCGCACATGAAAACAAGCCACGAGAACTTCAGCGGGTCGAGGTCCGTTCGCATGCGTGCCAGGATCTCCGGCATGGTCTGGCCGGCGATGCCCTTGTTGTGCTCCGCGGGAAACACCATCCGCTGCCCAGCAAGGGCATTGGCCCAGGTCAGCATCCCCTGGATGTTGTTGTAGGCGCCGCCGGTGCCGCCGCCGGCAATCGAGGTGTTCTGGAAGATGCGCGAGTCCCCAAGCGCAGCCACCACACGCCCGGCGCGAGCCATCACAGAGTCGGCCTGGTCTGTCGTGAGTCCAGCGAGCGAACCGGCATAGCCCCAGGCCCCTGCTGCCTTCAAGTAGTAGACGCCGGCGGACCAGTCCACCGAGACGTCGCCGTTGGCTCCGGTGCCGCTGGCTGGGATGCCGGAGGCAAAGAGCACTGCATTCGTGCCCGCGGCCAGCGTCACCACGCGGCCCGGCGCGAGCGTCACGGTGCGCGCATGCGTGCCGTTCCACGTGCGGGCCACACCCGGCTCCGAGCCCAGCGTGAACGTCTGGCCGGTGGCCCAGCCGATCGGATCCGCGGCCTCAGCCGCGATCGCGGCGTTGAGCGCGGTCAGGTTCGCCAGGTGGATAGGGATTCCGGTGAGCTTTCCCAGCTGCGAAGACGCAACCAGCGGCATGCCCGCGGGAGTGGCGAGCGGCGAAGTAAGTTGAGGCATGGTCGCTCCAGACGATCAGGAAGTGGTGAACGAGCCGCCGGCCGCGGCGTAGCTTTGGCGGAAGAAGCGCCAGGTGACGCCACCGATGACCGCCGTGACGGTGGAGGTGTTGGGGCTGCTCAAGTCGTCGGCAGAGTTGTTGCCGGACGACGACGCCCCGGCCCAGCCGCCGGTACCGAGGCTGTCGGCGAAGGTGACACCGGCGCTGGACGCGCCAGCCTCGAACGCAGCCCACCCGTACTGTCCAGCGCCTGGCGCCACCGTGAACGAGCCGACTTTGGAGCCGTTCGAGCTGCCGGTCATGGCCGTCATGCCGGCCAAAAGCGCAGCCGGGTCCGTGACGCCTGCCGTGGCGGAGCCCACGCCGAAGCGCGCTCGGCTGTCGGGCGCCGGTGCTACCACCGCGCTCGTCGCGGAGCTGGTGGCCGAAGCGGAACCCGTGGCATTGCTGGCCGTCACCGTGACGGTGAGTGCCGCGCCGAGGTCGGCGTTGACGACCGTGTAGCCCGAGCTCGTGGCGCCGGCGATGTTGGCGCCGTCGCGCTTCCACTGGTACGCATAGCCCGTGGGCGAGTTGTTCCAGCTGCCGTTGGTGGTGGTCAGGGCATCGCCAACCGTGGGCGTGGTGTCGCTGATGACGGGCAGCCCGGTATTCACCGGCACCGCCGCGGCAGCCGTCACGTTGATTGAGAACGTCGCGGCGGTTGCCGTGGCGCCGACGTTGTCGGTGACGCGCACCTGCAGACCTGAGGCAGTACCGGCCGTTGTCGGCGTGCCGCTGATGGTGCCGGTCGAGGCGTTGAGCGTCAGGCCGGCCGGCAACGTCCCGGCCACGAGGCTGAAGCTGTACGGGGCGGTGCCCCCGCTTGCGTTGAAGTCGCTGCTGTACGCGGTGCCGACGGTGGCCGAGGTGGCCGGCGTGCCGCTGATGGCCAGCGCTGCGCCCGCGGCTGCGACGGCGATCGAGAAGGCGCCGGTGGAGGCAGTTGCACCAGCAGCGTCTGCAACCTGCAGCACGATGCCGGTGAGCGTCTGCGCCGTGGTCGGCGTGCCGCTGATCAGGCCGGTGCTAGCGTTGAGCGTCAGGCCGGCTGGCAGCGAGCCGGCCGCCACCGTGTAGACGTAGGGCGCCGTGCCGCCGGACGCCGTGAACTGAGCGCTGTAGGCGGTGCCCACCGTCGCGGCACCGGCCGAGCCGCTGATGGCCAGCTGCGTCGGCGTCACGACACCGTCTGCCACCAGGCCGGCCGGCGCGTACGACAGGCCGGAGGCGCGCGGCGTGATGATCACGCCCGGCACCACGTCGGCGGCTTGCTGGGTGTAGCTGGCGCTGGTGGCGCCGGCGATGGCCGTGGTGGTCCCGTTGACCGTCCGGTACCACTGCCAGCCGGTGGCGGTCCAGCCGGCGGCCAGGTTGGCGGTGGCAACATTTCCGAGTCCGGACACGCCAGTGATGAACACTAGGCCCGAGGCCGCGCCGGCCGGGCTGTTGGAGATGACGTCGTAGGTCAGCCCCGGCGCGCGGCCCACTAGGCCGAAGCGCACGTCGGCGGTGAACGGCCCGAAGGACTGTGCGCCGCTGGTCAGCACGAACTCGCGCTCGCCCTTCCCTTCGCCCGGTTCCTTGAAGTGGGCCAGGCCGGTTCCCGTGAGGTTCAGCGTGGCGCCGGTCGGCAGCAGCAAGCTGACCGACGCGCCGGCGGTGAGAAGTTGTGGCATGTCGGCCCTCAGATGGTGGTGATGCGGAAGGGCGAGAGCAGCGCGGTCTGGGCCCGCTCGAGCGAAGCGCGTTCGTCAGGCGCGTGCTTGTCGTAGAGCAGCTCGGCGCCCAGGAGCACCGCCGACTTGATGCTTTGCGGCACGTTGGCGCGCAGGTCGGGCGCCTGCGGATCCGACAGACCCGGCGGGTAGCCAGCGACATACGTCACCGCGATGGCGTCGTCGCGCGGGTAGACAGTCGGCGCCGCGAAGCCGGTGGTGAACACCAGTCGCGGCACCAGGTCCTCCGTGACGAAGTACTCGGCCGGCTGGACGGTCTGCTGTACGTTGGCCAGGTCGCGGTAGGTGACCGAAACCACCGACAGGAACGGCGGCCGGCGCAGCTCGAAGCCCGCCGAATAGGGCCGCCAGCTGCAGGCGTCCCTGCCCCAGCCGCTCAGCGTCATGCGCAGCGTCTGCTGGACGATGGCACGGCGCAGGTACTTCTCGCACTGCTCGCGCGCCGTGGCCACGTAGCCCTGAATCGTGGCGTAGTCGACGTGCTGCTCAATCGCGTCGGGGTCGGCGTCGACGCGCAGGTGCGTGAACGCCTCCTGCGTCGTCACCGGCTCAACCGCCGGCGGCGTGACGACGACGATGTTCACGACTTACTTCTGCTCGGTGGGCTTGCCCGCCGTGGCTCCACCGTCGGCCGGCGTCTGGACGGCGGCCTTCGACTTGTCGGCCGCGGCGGCGGTGTTCGCCGCCCGGGCCTTGTCGGCGTCGGCCTGCTTCTTCGCCGCCTTGGCATCGGCTTCAGCCTTCGCCTTCGCTTCGGCTTCCGCGGCGGCCGCGGCCTTGGCGTCCACCTTCTCGGCACGCGGCGGCGCCACGCGCTTCGAGGTGGGGTTCTTGGTGTCGTCGGACACCAGCGTGGCCTTGTCTCGCTTCAGCCAGTGGTCGGCTGAACCGGCGGCCATCGAGTAGGTCTCGCCGGCCAGGAGCTCTTCGCCCTCCGCACCGGTCTCGTCGGACTTCATGGTGATCGTCTTCGTGGTCATCGCGGTTCCTTGTGCGGGATGAAGAACGGGGCCCGCAGGCCCCGTGGATCAGGTCGTGGCGCGCTCGCCGTTCAGACGATCTGCACGACCGACGCGAGGTCGAAGTCGGTGGCCGGCTGGTGGCGCGGCACGCCGAGGATCGTGGCCGAGGCCGCCGAGGCCGCGCCGCCCACGGTCAGCACCAGGCGCGCGAAGCGCTTCGTGAAGGGCTTGCTGCGGCCGATGTCGAAGTTCATCAGCGCCTGCTTGTTGTCGCCGCTGGCCTTCAGGATCTGCGTCAGCGTGTTCTGGGTCGAGTCGACCGTGTTGGCGCCGGCCGCGTCGTCGGCGAGCTGCCACTTCGCATCGACGGTGGCGCCGGTGCCGAGCACACCGGTGGCGATGACGCCCAGCAGCTGCGTATACAGCGCCAGGTCGATCCAGTTGCTGTTGTTGGCGCCCACGTTGAGCGAGCCGGGCGAGATGACGCCCGCGATCGCCATGCGCTCGCTGGGCAGGGAGGTGGTGCTGGACATGGTGGTGATTCCTTGCGTTACCGGAGAGGGGACGCAGGGGCCGCCGGCCCCTGCAGGTAGCCGTCAGCGATCAGGCACGCGGGCCGAGGGTGGCGAAGAAGCCGCGGGCGCTGGAACCCGGCTGCGCGCCTTCGATCGGCGCGTTCCACCACGGCTGGCCGCCGACACGCAGTACGAAGCGGAAGGCGGTCAAGTCGTAGTCGAACCACAGGTGGATCGACACGTCGTTCTTGATGCCGCCCGTCTTCACGCCGGCCAAGTAGTTCGTCAGGTCACCGAACACGATGTCGCCCTGGTCTCCCAGCGCCGGCATGGCCTCGCTGTAGAAGATCGGCCGGCCCAGCAGCGTGCCGTACGGTGCAGCCGACAGGCCGCCCGGCGGCATGTACGCCGGCACGGCGGTGCCGGTGCCCGGGAACTGCATGTTCATCAGCTGCTGCTCGACGTCCGCGTTCATCAGCCAACGCGCGTTGCGGCGGGCCGAAGGGGTCAGCGAGCTCCAGAGCTTGGTGATGTTCTGGTAGACCACGCTGTCGGCGGCCTGGCCGGATTCCTTCGCCACCACCACGGTGCCCGGCGACTTCAGGATGCCCAGGGGCATGCCCACGCCGGTGCCGTTGATGATGGCGTCGTTGATCTTGAAGTTGATCTTCTCCGGCGCCTTGCGGTTGACGTAGCTGGCCATGGCCGGCGCGTCTTCGAGCAGCTCGTCGGTCATCGGCACGAGCGCGATGATCTTGTTCAGCTTCACGGTCTTTTCGACCAGCGCAGGCTTCGACTGCTGCTTCAGGCCGCCCTCGGATTCCCAGTAGGCCTGGATGCCACCGGAGGTCTGCCACGGCGTGGTCTCGTCGGCCGGGAAGGTGATGCTGTTGCCCGAGCTGACCTGCTGGTCGGCCAGGGTCAGCAGCGAGTCCTCGCCCATCACCTTCGTCATGATGGTGGTGCGGAAGTCGGGCGGCACCGCGAAGCCGCCGTCGGCACCGACGCCCTCCGAGCCGTAGCTGGTGGGCGCGGCGTTGGCCACCAGCCGCGGGTCCAGCTGCGCGCCCTTGCCAGAGCTCTTGAGCACGGCGTTGGTGAACTCGGCGAAGCTGCGGAAGCCCCACTTGCCGGTATCGGTCTGCCGCGGCGTGGCAAACACGCGCGCCGGCGTGCTGGCCTGGCGCTGGCGCGCGGCCGGCTGGTTGCCGGCGCCCTCGCCTTCGTCGGTGGCCAGCGGTTCGGGCGTCGTGCGCCGCGGCTGCGGGGTCGCCATCTTGTTGTTGATCTGGTCCAGGCGCTGGCGGCGCTCGATGTCGGCTTCGGTCGCCTCGAACTGGGCGAAGATGCCTTCGACCTCGCGCTGCTCGTCCTCGGTGAGGTCGCGCGCCTCCGCGTCGGCCCGGGACTGGATGTTGTTGGCCTGGTCCTTCAGTTCGAGCAGGCGGTCCTGCAGCGATTCGATGGTGACGGTGTCGGCGCACACGATGGCGGCGGCCGACGAAAAGCCGAAGGCCAGCGCGACAGCGATGGCGGAGACGGCCAGTTGGTTCTTGCGAGTCATGGTGGTCCTTTCGACTGACTCAGAAACGAAAAAGCCGCCCGAAGGCGGCTGGGGAATCGCGCGTCCGGCTGGCCGTTACGCGGTGGCGCCGGCGGGCCGGCGTGTCAGGTGCTTGGTGCGCATGTCCATGCGTGCGCACATCGTGGCGGGCAGTCGTGCCTGGCGCTTCAGCTGCTCGGGCACGTTGGTGAACTTGGCCAGCATGGCGAACTCGGCCTTCACGGCCTTGCTGCCGGTCTTCACGTCGGCGAAGCCGCGCTCGACGGCCTCGTCTGCGTTCATCCAGGTCTCGGCCGCCATCCAGCCTTCGATCTTCTTGGCGTCGCCCTTGGTGCGGCTGACGTAGGTGGTCGCGATGGTGTCGCTCACCTTCTTCAGCGAGGCGGCGTACTTCAGCATGTCGTCGTCGTTGCCGGCGCAGATGCCCCAGGCCTTGTGGATCATCATCAGGCCGTTCTCAGCGATGCGGATCTCGTCGCCGGCCATGGCGATGACGCTGGCGATGCTGGCGGCCAGGCCATCGATGTGCACCGTCTTCTTGCCACCCCAGCGCACCAGCTGGTTGTAGATGGCCACGCCGTCGAACACGTTGCCGCCCGGGCTGTTGACGAACACGTCGAGCGCCACGCCAGGCTTGAATTCCTTCAGCGCGTCGTTGACCGACTTGGCGCTGATGCCGTCGCCGAAGTAGTCCTGGCCGATGGCGTCGTAGATGTACAGCTCGGCCTTCTGGCTGGCCGCTTTTGCCCAGAACTTCATGTCGTCGTCTCCACGGCCGCAGCCATTGCCATTGATGCAGCGAACGCCGGGTCGGCGCCGCCCAGGACCTCGGCCGCCCAGGTACGCGCCGCGGCCTCGTGATCGCCCAGGAAGCGCGCCAGCATGTCGATCTGCTTGGCGGCGAAGGCCTCGGCTTCTTCTGCTTCGCCCTCGCGGCGGGCCTGGATGCGCTCGTAGGCTTCGATCAGCGCCTTCGTGCGGTGCAGGTCGCCCGGCCGCGCCGGCGCACGCTTGGCCGCTGCAGGCGCGGGTGCCGGCTCAGGGGCTGGCGCTGGTACAGGTGACGGTGCGGGCGCCGCGGCCGCTGCTTGCTTGGCGGAGTACGCATCGCCCACGCGGTCCAGCGGGATCATGGCGCCCTGCACCATGCGGATGTCGCCGGCCGGCCCGATGGTGTTCTCGCCGAGCTTGCGCAGCACCACGTTCACCGAGTAGATGCCCGAGGCGATGCCGGCGGCGAAGCCTTCGATGCGGCTCTTGAAGTCGCCTTCGCTGGCCCAGTCCAGATCGATCTCGACGAACTTGCGCGGGCCGCGGGGGCTGATCAGCTTGAAGTCGGCCTCCTGCTCGATCTCCTTCACCCACGGCCGCAGCGTGTCGCGGCTGAACTCCAGGCCCTGGTGCTCGATGTTGTTGTTCGTCGCGCGCAGCAGGTGCGCCACCTTGTGCGGCGGCACGCGGAACCAGCGGCAGATCTCCTCGACCTGCTGGTTGCGCGCGTCGACGAGCTGCGCGTCCTCGGCGTCGGTGGTCAGCTGCTGGAAGTCCATGTCGCCTTCCAGGATGCCGACCTTGAAGGCATTGCGTGAGCCGGCGTGCTTGGCGTTGAACTGCTTCTGCAGCCGATCGAACTCGGCGTCGTCGAGGTTGCTCTTCGTCTTGATCAGGCCGCCCAGCTGGGCGCCGTTGCCGAAGTAGGCGGCGCCGAACTGGTCCAGCGCCACCGACATGGCGATGCTCTGGATCGCCCGGCCGATCGGGTCGTCGCCCACCAAGCCCGTAAGCCCGGCGCCGCGGATGTGAAACACGTCAACCGGGTCCAGGTCGACGCTGGCACCGGCGCTGTCCTGCAACACCCGGTAGAACATGCCGCGTTCGTCGCGCATCGGCGTCACGCGGTCAGGCGAGATCGGCCACAGCCCGACGCACCGGCCCGCCAGGTCCCACTGGATCTCGGCGTAGCCGTTGCCGAAGCCGACGGCCGCGATCGCCAGCGCGCGCTTGGCCGACTGGGCCGTCATGTCGCCGTTGGCGCGCGAGTTGAGGATGCGGTGCAGTGCGTCCTCGGGCAGCGCCTCCTTGTTCTTCTCGGATCCGCGCACGCCGGCGTACACGTTCCAGTCGCTGGAGGCCAGCGCCGAGGCGATGGCGTCGATGCAGGCCCATACCGCCGACACCATGAAGGCGGTCTCGTGAGTGACGTGCACGCCAGCGTTGGCCACGCGCACGTGGCGGAAGGTGCTGCCTGGCGACGGCCGCGCGGGGCCGACCAGCAGGGCTGACATGGCCGCGCGGGCCCGGGCGAAGATGCTCATAGCCACCTGACGTTCGGTTTGGTCCGGCGCGCGGCCGGGTTCAGCGACAGCAGCGCCACTGCGGTGAACAGCGCCATCAGCGGATCGATCTTGGCCGTGCCGGCCGTCTGCTTCGTCACCAGGATCGCGTTGCCGCGCGGCTCGGGCTTTGCGTTGCCCACGCACCAGGCCATCAGCGGCCGGCCGGCGTGGCGCAGCGTGTTGGCGGCCAGGCGCCGCTCGGTGGTCTTGATCGGGCCCATCAGCTTCCAGCCCTGCGACACCGCCACGATGCGGCCCTGCTCGACCTTGCGATCGACGATCGCGTCGACCACAGCGCCGATGCCCTCGGGGTCCACGCCCACCTGGTGCAGCACGCCGGCCTTCTCGCACTCCTCGACCACGTCGGCCACCTGCTCGACGTCGTCGCCCACGTTCTCCACGAAGACCAGGTCGCCGTCCTTCGCGAACTGCTCGAAGCGCGAGGCCTCGCTCTTGCGCCGCTCCAGCACCACCTTGTGCGCCCAGGCCTTGCACCAAGCCAGCCACCGGCCGCTGCCGGTCTCCCGGCCCAGCACGCACACGCCCAGCAAGTCGTCCAGGCCGCCGCCGTCGATGCCCACCGTCACCACCTCGCAGCGCCGCAGCACCTCGGCCAGCGGCACGAGAGCAGCGTCTGCGCATTGCTCCCAGAACAGCGCACCGGCCCAGCCCGAGGCGGCCATGGCCATGCCGATCTCGATGTTCAGGTGCTGCGACGCCCAGGTGCGCAGTGCGCCCTCGCCCTTCGGCTCCTCATCGGCGCAGTCGGCGATCAGCCGGTCGATCGAGATGGAACGGCCGACGTTCGGCGTAACGAGCGGCCAGTTCACCGGATCGCGCCACGGCTTCTCAGGGTCCCGCTGCATCTCCTCGGGGAACTCGTACAGGACCGGAAGCACCGCGCTCTGGCGCTTGCCGTCGCGCACCTCGCGCGCCTTGATCAGGTCGTCGCGGAACACTCCCACGGGCGCCTCGTCGCTCTGCGTGGTGATGATGGTCAGGAACGCCTCGGGAAACGGCTGCATACCGCCGCGCAGCTGCAGCATCGCCTTGTCGGCCCGGGCCATGCGACCCAGCACATGCAGCTCGTCGATCAGCGCGCCGACCACCTTCTTGCCGGTGACCACCGCGGGGTCGAACGTCAGGATCTCCAGCTTCGCCTTCGTCTCCCGGTGCACGATGGTCTTCAGGTGATCGCGCACGTGCAGCTTCGCTTCCAGCACCGGGTCCAGCGCGATCGCGCCGGCGATGGCCGAGAAGGCCTCGTCGGCCGTCTTCTGGAACGGCGCCGTCAGCAGGAACGGCGCCCTCGGGCGCTCGTTCATCAGCAGCGCCGTCAGCATCAGCAGCGCGCCGTTCGTCGTCTTGCTGTTCTTCTTCGGCACCAGCAGGAACAGCTCCCGGATCATCCGGGCCTTGGTCACCGGGTCGAGCGAACCGAACAGCGCCCGCACGATGTCGCGGAACCAGTCGCCACCGGCCTCGGCCATCGCCGGCGTGCCGGGCACGTCGGCCAGGCGCAGCCGGTTGAAGATGGCCACCGCGCGGTTGCCCTCGACCAGGTCCAGTGGCAGGTCAGGCACGAGCGATCGCCCGGCCCGCAGCCGGTCTGCCCAGTCCGGGCAGGAGAGGTCCCAGGTCACTGGACGGACGGCGGTGCGGGCGTGCGCCGCAGCAGGTCATCCCAGCCGGTCCCTTGCCCAGCCGTCACCGCGTCGGCCTGCTGCTGCTCCTTCTTGCCCAGCTTCTTCCCCGGCGCCGCCTCGCTGGTGCCCGCCTCGGCCGGCGGCGCCGGCGGCACGGCCACCTGCGGCTCGACCGCCAGATAGGCCTTCGCCGCGGCAGTTGAACCGCGCTTTGCCGCCTGGTACAGGCCCTGTAGCACCTCCATGCGGCGCAGGTTGGCGCCCACCGACAGCTCGGGCTCGAAGTACTTGCGCAGCGTGTCGGTGCCGATGCCCAGCGCCAGCGCGATCTCCTCGTGCTTCATCCCGCCGCCCGCGGCCACGGACACCGTGCGGCGAGCTGCGGCCGTCGGCTTGTAGGCCGGCCTGCCGCGGGGTTTGGACGACTTAATCGGCATGAAACGGTTCCTGGCCCGAAATTCCTGACGGCACGAAAAAACCTACGCGTGAGGGACAGCGTGGTTACCGCCCCCAACCCCCTGAGGATCTGACCCACCCCCAGGAGCCGCAGGCTGGGCGGCGCGGGTCCAGAGCGCGGCGCGGAGGCCCCTACTAGGCCGCAGGCGCCTAGGTCAGAACCGCGCTATCGGTCGAAAGGCGCACGGCCTTCCAACGCGCAAAAGCGCTCGCCGCTCAAGCGCGGCGTCGAGCCGCCGCGCAGATGGCAGGAAGTCCGAGCAACGCAAGCAAGAAGGCGGCAGGCTCAGGCACCGGTGTGATGGCCACATCGCCGTAGAACGTTTGACCATAGCTGCCTCCGAAGAAGCCGCCTTGCCCATCAAAGTCGATCGTGACCGTGCTGCCACCAATGACGTAGATACCGCCAATCAAGTCCACGATCTCTTGATCTTTCGCCTCATAGCGCAAGCAGTACGACATCATTGAAGGCAGGCAGGGGGAGCGAACTCCAACGGGAAAGTGGAAGTAGTCCGTGTTCGGCGGCGAGCCGCCAAGAATCAGCCGCCCAAAATTGATCCGTAGATCCTTGGTCGAAGGCAGGACGCCGATGCCGTCGGTCTGCAGGGCGTCGCTATCGATGCTGAAGCTGCCCGTGTACGTGTCCCCTTCGTTGATGCAGCCCCAATGCGGGTAGAACGTCGTGCGCAGGCCGGGGAACGTGAAGCTCTCGAACCTACCGCAGTCGATTTGAGGTGAGCGTGAGACGCTTGTGACGTCGAACGTGATGCTGTACTGCTTCGCTTCTCCAGCGAAAGCATGAGCGATGAACATCCAGCCTATGGCTAGACAGGCGATTTGCTTCCAGAAGTGCATGAGGTCCCCATGAAAAGAGCGGGCGCCGACGCAAACTTCGTACCGCACGACGCGACAGGCACTTACGAGCGCTTACGACGTCCGGTGTAAAGGAAACCGACGGCTATGGGACTGCGTGCCCGAACCGCCGGCGCTGCTCGCCCGCCGTCTTCTCTACGTGGCAAGCCTTGCAGATGCCCTGCAGGTTGGCGTCGTCGTCGGTGCCGCCCTGCTCTAGCGGGATGCGGTGGTCCACCTGCTCGGAGGCCTGCACCACGCCCTTCGCCTGGCAGGGCACGCACAGCGGGTCACGCCGCAGGATGCGCTCCCGGATCTCGGTCCACCTGCGACCGCGGGTGCGCTGCTGCTCTACTGGCTGGGCGAGTTGCAGCCGTGGCTGCAGCTTGGCCAGCCTCGGCGCCAGCGTCTGAAGTCGGCCTTTCGTCATCGTGCTGTCCAGGTTGCCGACGCCCGCCGCGTTCGCCCACGGAGGCAGGCGCGGTCGTCACCACGTCATCGGCTGCAGCTGTTGATCCCACCTGCTGCGGGGTATCCCCTTAGGCCGGCGACCTGGCGGTCTGAGGTGGCCGAAGCGAGGAAGAGGCCCCGAATCAACAAAGCCCGCACAGGGCGGGCTTGCTCGTGATGCGGGGACGGCTCCGCTGACAGGGGTCAGCGTTGGTCCGCATCCGCGGATGGGCGCGGAGTGTACACGGGCGGGCAGGAACACCGCTGTGCGGGACACACGTTCATCGTCCGATCTATCAACGCAGACTGACAGCGGTGACGTCCAGACGCTGGACCTCTTCCATCAGCTTCCCTATGCTGTTGCGAATGGCTCCTTCGTTCGCCAACTTCAGCCGTTCCGCACCAAGGAACGCATCCGTTGCGCCAGCTGTGTAGGGCGTGCTGAGCGACTGTTCATACACGGCTTTGCCAGTTGCACGCTCATGCAGAACATAGCGGACTGTGGCAGTCACAGTCATGCTGAACCCCATCAACGGCTGCTCGAGCTTCTCCATGTGTGCTGTCAGCAGATAGCGACCAGACTGCCGATTTGCAGCAAGCAGGCCACCATTCCGCAGAGACGTCTCCAGCGCCCGCTCGAAATCACTACTGCTGACGTTGGAGACCCACATGGGATTGGTTTCTTTCCCGCCGGTGACGTCCCGAACTGCGATGTTCGTCTTGAGAGCTTCAGGCATCGGTCGTGACTGTCCTGCCGGGCCGCCAACGGCCATCTGGTCGACGCGTGCGGGGGTAGCGCAGCCAGCTAAGACTGACACGGACAAAGCAATGACGAAGAATTTCATGGCAGTAGTTCGTTGCTCTAAAGCACGGCCGAAGCCGGCGCGGCCGGCGCGGGAGTTGCGATAGGCAAGGCTGCGGGAATCGCTTGCGGAGCCGACGCCGTACCAGCAGGTGCATTGACCTGTTGAACTCCGGCCGTTCCCTCACACTTCTTGACGATCGCGGTCTGCGCGATTGCTTCGTGCTCACCCTTCAGCCGGGCGTACTCGGCTTCCTGTTCCTTTGTTCCTCCAAGTGCGAACAGGGCAGGCCAGAACAAGATGGCGCCGACACCCACTATTGCTTTGTCATTCTGCGCAGCCTGATCGAGCCGTCCGCCCAGCTGCGTCACCCGTTGGTGGACTCGGACGGACTCGGCCGTCAGTTGGCTGCAGTCGTACCCTTGGAACTGCAGGGGCGACACGTACGCTGTAGCGATGTCCTTGGAAGCCGTAGCACAGCCTCCAAGGAGAACTGTTGCGGCTATGAGGGCCGCCGCGCTACGCAGTGCGGCCGGGTTGAAGCGATTCATGAGTACTCCGGTGTGTAGTCTTTTGCCTACAGGCGTTCCAAGGCGGCCGGAGAGTAACTGAAAGTCACCGCATGTTTCTGAAAATTTCGTGGTGAATACTGCGTTTGCGGGGTCCCATGGCGTCTGATAGGAGCCAAGGACGCCCGCCCAAGCCGCGGCCTGCGGATCGCTATGCAATGTCGAGCTTTGGCCTCAGAGCGGCCATGGCCGCCGGACCGGCCACGTTCATCTCGCGCTCCATCTCGGCCACCAGCCAGCGCGCAAGGTGCAGCCGCTCCATGCTGAAGAAGCGGTCGAACAGCAGTCGACCGGTACCGCGGCAGGCAGTGCAGCGCTGATCTCCCAGCGTCGGCGTGCCCCGCATCACCAGCACGCCGTGGCCGCCGCAGGGCTTGCACACGCCATCGCGGTGCCAGGCCAGCACCGCGCGCGCCATGTCGGCGGCCTCGGTGCGCGGCAACTCGATGCGGTCGCCATGCCAGGCCTTGCCCACCAGCATGCCGGCCAGGATGTTCACGATCTCGCCAGCGGCGGCGTTGTCGCCGACGAACAGCCGCTCCAGCGCCATGCCCAGCGGCGTGCGCTTCGCAGCCAGCCCCGCGGCGCCGAGCACGTCCACGGCGCCCTGCACGTCGGACTTGCCGCGGAGGTTGCTGCTGCGGACGGCTGAGGCGTAGCGGTCTTCAAACGTCATGAGGTAATCCTGCAAACACGCCACACCACGCCGCCGAGCTGCACGCGCTCGCCGACCTTCCAGAGCAACGGCGCGGTGTGGCGCCCGTCGTAGCTCAACGTCATCGAGGTCCAGTTGCCCGGGCCGACAGGCTTCATCAGCACCGTCACGTGGCCGGGCCCTTCGGCGCCATGCCCGCTTTCAGCGCCTGGATGCGGTCGAACTCCGCCCTCACCTCGCGGCGCAGCGCCCGGGCGGCCTCCAGGTCCTGCACGGCGGCGGCATCGAGCGCTTCGTCGCGGCGTTTTTTCGGCATCGTGGCCAGGTCGCGGATCTCGCAGCCGCGACAGCCGAGGCGCGTGCCGCCCCAGTGCCAGGTCGCTGCCGCCTTGGTGCAGTCGTGGCATGCGCTCATGCGACTGCCTCGACTGCTGCAGGCGCTGCGACCAGCTCGCCCTGCTCCACCGGCTCCACTGCGGTCTGCACCCAGATCTGCACGCGCGGCGCGGCCGTGTAGCGCTTGCGCACCGCCACGTCGATCACCTGCACGTCGTCCTTCCACACCACGCCGTTGCAGCCGTCGAAGATCGCCTTCACGACGTTGTCAATGTCGGGCTTCGTGGTGGGATGCAGCTCGCCGGCCAGGGCCATGCGTTGCTTCTTCCCGCTCCAGCTCGCCGGCACCTGGCAGTCGATCGCCATCACCACCTCGAGCGGGCCTTCGAGCAACTGCTGCCTGGCCGCGGCCATCGCCTTGCCGGCGGCGTGCGCCACCAGGTTTTCGTAGAAGACAGTCTTTTGCGGCGTGGCCATGCGGCTGAAGCCGCCGATCTTGACGATCTTCGGGCGGCCCTTGCCCTGCGGCTGGCCTGGGACGATGAACACGATCACGCCGGCAACTCCGCCTTCCGCCGCGACGGGTTCGGCGCTGTGGCGAGGGCGAACACGCTCGCCTGCTGCAGTGGCGTCTCGCGCCACAGGGTGTTGTTGCGGATGTCGTAGATCACGCGGTGGTGCACGCCGTACTGGGCGGCCAGTACGCGCGCCGGCGTGTCGCATGCGCGGATGCTCCGGGCGATCTCCATCGACAGCTTGCCTGCGGCGCGGGCGCCGGCGATGCGCTTGGCGTTGTTCTCGGGACGGTTAAACACGCCCTTGACGCGCAGCTGGTCGATCAGCTGCCGGCGCGTTAGCGGCGACAGGTGCTTCGGCTCCAGGCAGGCCGGGTTGCTGCAGGTCACAGCCACCACGCGGCCGGGGGCGATTCGCTTGCCGCTGAGCGCGTAGGCCAAACGCCGCACGTTGACGGTCTTGCCCTCGTGCCAAGCGTAGGGGGAGCCGGTGCCGCCGTTGACCGCCTGCGTCCACAGCAGGCAGTCGCCATCCTGCTGGCAGCGGTCGTGGATGGCTTTCAGCGTCAGGCTGCGGCCGGTGCGAGGTGTCGCGCTCACGCCGGACGCTCCATCGCCTCGAGGTCGGCCTGCATCTGCGGCGGCAGCGCATGGCGCGGGATGATGCTGGCCACGCTGACCGCCTCCTGCACCGCAGTGCGCTCCTGCAGCGCCTCGCGCCAGGCGCTGCGCTGGGCTTCCGTCAACGGCCTGCCGGCCTTTTCCTGGGCCTGCAGGTCGATCGCCCACTGCAGCGGGTTGGCCGGGCCGCGGCCGATGCGACGCAGCTGCTGTGCGGCGTTGCGGGCCTGGTCGGGCTTGGGCTTGGGCATCGGCAGCGCCTGCTGCCGCTCTTCCCGCAGCGCCGTGTTGCACAGGGCGCGGAACTGGCCGGCGGTGGGCGCCTCGCGCTCCGGCAGGTGCTCGAGGCCGTACAGCAGGGCGTCCGGGTTGGCGTCGAGGCCGCCCAGCGTGCGGGCCCAGTCGGCCTTTACGGCCGCCATGTTCATGCCCTCCCACCGGCGCAGAAAGTCGTGGCCATAGCGCAGCGTGAGCTGCTCGAAAATTTGGTCAACCCAGACGGCGGGCAGAGACATCGAAGACCTCCGTGAGTGGTGCTGAGGCTGCGGGCGCAGCCGGTTGAGCGGCCAGGCCTGGCACGGCTGCAGCGATGCGATCGGCTGCAGCCTGCTGGCCGGCGGTAAGGCGTTGCGGCAAGGCGCCGCGGTGGAGCTGCCCGGCGAGCTGCTTGGCGTCGGCCCGGCGGCCCGCGACGACCTTCAGCACGTAGGCAAACGGGTCGTTCTTGTCCCGGGCGCTGGGCACCGCATCGACGAACTCCTCGACGGTGGCGCCAGCAGCCAGAAGCGTCGCGAGCGTCGGGTGGCTCGGGTTCGTCGACGCGACGCCTGCTGCACGGAGGGCTCTGCACACGGCGCCGGCCGGGGTCGGGGTGTGCCCAACGGTCTCAGGGTCGTCGCCCGGGGCCCGCGCAGCAGCCTGTGCAGGAGAGCGGGCCTTTGTCTTTACTGTCTCTGTCCCTGTCTCTGTCCCTGTCAAAGCCATCTCAGCAGCGTCTCGTGTAGACGTCTCTGCACCGTCTCGTCGAGACGCTTGGGCGTCTCGCAGCATCGTCTCCAGCGTGTGCAGGTTGGCGTTGCGCGGCGGCGTGCAGCCGAGGTCGCGCAGCTGCTGCGACAGGTCCTTTACCCGCTGACGCCAGCGGTCCTGGCGCGTCTGCTGGTTTTCCTTCACCTCGCGAAACTCCTCACGCCGCGCCCAGGCATCGATGGCAAGTGGCGCCAGTACCGGGTGGTAAAGCCGGCCGTCCGAGCAGAGCAGCCAGCCGTGCATCGCGCGCACCCGCACCTTCTTCCAGGCTTTGGCGCGGGACAGGTACTCCAGCATCTCTTCGTCGTTGGGCAGACTGCCGGCCGGCTTCTCAGCCCAGCTGGCGCACCACAGCGCGAACGCCGCCTTGAACTCGTCGCCGGTGGACTTCGCGAACAACGTGGACTGCATCACGCGCTGGTGCTGCAGCGGCAGGAACCCGTAGCCGGTTAGATCGACCTCAGCGGGCACCAGCGGATCAGGGAGCGCGTCTTTCATCTCGGTAGCTTTCAGGGTCACGCTGCCTCGGGAAACAGGCCACCGCGGCCGCTGGCCAGCGCGGCGCTACAGACCGGGTTGAGCCAGACGACTTCGGTCCGCTTGCGGGCGCCGTCGGCCAGGGCGACGCGCTCGTGTCGCTCCCAGCCGGCGAAGAGCTCGCGGTCGTAGAGGTCGCAGGGGTAGCCCGACAGGACGACCATCCCCTCCAGGTCCTGCAGCACATCGGCGAGGCGGCGGTGGTCGTCGTCGGTCAGCTCTTGGGCGTACTTTTGGCGCACGCCGCTGGCGCTGCCGCGGGTGCTGTGCGGATACGGCGGATCCACATAGAACAGCGCGTCAGGCCGGTCCGTCCTGGCCATGAGGTACAGGGCATCGCGCGACTCGATGGTCACGCCGCGCAGCCGCTCAACGAACGCCGGCACCTCGGCTGGCCAGGAGAGCAGGTCTGCTGCGGCGGATTGGTTTCGCTCGCCACGCACACCGGTGCGGAAGCCGGTCGCATGCTTCGAGAAGGCCGCGCCGCTGCCGAACCCCATGAAGGCCCGGCAGATGGTGCGGCGGGCCTGCTCGATGGGGTCGTCGCTGGGCTCGTCGGCCAGTTCGAACTCGGCTCGCGCGAAAGGCGTGAGCTCGACGGCGCGCGCGAGTCGGGCAGCCTGCGCTGGGTCGCGCAGCACACGGAAGACGTTGACGATCTCGTCGTTCACGTCGTTGTAGACCTCGCAGCGAACGCGCTGCTTGTGCAGCAGCACCGACGCGGCGCCGCCGAACGGCTCCACGTAGATCGCGTGCCGAGGGAAGAACGAGGCGATCCACGGCGCCAGCCTGAACTTGCCGCCGTGGTACCGCATCACCGGCCTGGCGATCGTCATGCGTCGGCCTCGCTGAAGAGCAGCGGCTGCACAGCGCCGTTCTGGTAGACGGTGGCCATCACGGTGTCGGCCGTCGGCTCGTCGCCGTCCCAACCCTCGGGCCAAGTCTCGGCAGCGATCAGCTCGCGGATGCGGGCCTCCTCCTCGACATTGATCAGCGAGATCTGCGGCCTTCCCTGCGCGATTGCAGCGGCGTTGCAGGCGCCCTGGATGCCGAGCACGCGGTCCAGCGCCATGGAACGCGCCTCCAGCGTAAGCGGGCCCATGCGCTGGGGGTTCTTGGCGATCGACCCGTCCTTCAGCCGCTCCAGGCCAGCCTTCTTCAGGCGGTGCTGCGGCTCGCGCAGCTCCCGCCACAGCGGCTTCAGCCCGCGCAGCGGCGCCAGGTACGTCCAGTGCGGCAGGGCCAGCACCGTCTCCAGCGCCTTCTCTTCCTGAGCCAGCGGGCAGCCGATGCAGCCGGTGCGCGCGTTGATCTCTTCCGCCTCGTCGCCGCCGTAGGCGTCGGCGATCATGGCCGTGGACCAGTCGCCGAAGTCGGCCTGCGGCGCCCAGTGCTTCAGCCACTCCCACACGTGGCACACCCGCCAGTGCAGCAGCGGCGCCAGCGTAGCCAGTCGGCCGCGCAGGCCCTTGGCGCTCGGCAGGACCTGCTGGTACCAGCCCTGGCCGCACTCGGCGCCGTCCTTGCTGCACGACATCTCGATGCGGCGGTCGCGGATGGCGCTCTCGCCCTGCCGCACGCCGGTGATCATCAGCACCTGGCCGTCGAGCTGCTCGAGGCGCTCGCGCAGCGCCTGCTCCATCGGGTCGATCTTGATCTGGCGCGTGCACCAGCGCAGCGTGTTGTTGTTCGGCGGCGGCACGCCGCGGCCGAGGATGTAGACCATGAAGCGCTTGTCCATCGGCGCGGTGACCACCTCGACCTGGATGCCGCGCTCCCGCAGCTCGTCCATGATTTGGGCGGCCGCGATGGCCAGCGGCGGCAGCTCTTGCCGGGTGTCGGCGTAGAAGACGGTCAGCGTCTGCGGCGCCTTGATGCGGCCGGTGTCGATCAGCCAGCAGATCATGGTCAGCGTGGCCGAGCTGTCCTTGCCGCCCGACCAGGCGATGCCCCAGTGCGGGTGGTCTGGGCCGTAGGCCTGCAGCGACTCCATGGTGAGCTCGATGCTCTCGGTCATCTGCAGGCGCTGGCCGCCGTCGAAGAAGGTGGACTGCTTCATACGGCCACCTGCCCCAGCGCCGCTGCCAGCGCGATCGGCCGCACCCAGATCGGCTGCGCGCTGAGGACAAAGGTCTCGCCGCTCCAGGCGAGCAGCAGCGTGGTGCCCATGACGTGCGCGATCGCCTCGGCTGCATGCGGCGGCACCGCGTTGCCGATGCGTTCGCGCCAGGCGCTGTCGCTGAGGCCATCGAGCTCGAGCTGCTCCTCGGGGTCGACCAGCGACTGCAGCGCGCCCAGCTCGAAGGTGGTGAACGGTCGGTGCCAGGTGCCGTCCTCAGCGCGGATCACCACCACCAGCTTCTCGTCGGCGCGCGGCATGCGGGGATCGGCCACCGACCAGCGGCCGTTGTCGTGGCCGGCGGCCGCGCTGACGGCGCCGCTCGGCTGGTCCCACGGCACCACGCCGTAGTGCCCGCCGGTCAGGTAGGCGTCCCCGGCGTCGCGCTGCAGGCCTGGCCGCGGGTCGGCCACCGCGAAGGCGCCATTGCCGGTCGTGCTGGCTGCGATCACCGTGTTGGCCGGTTCATCGAAAGGCGTCACGATGTACTTGCCCTTGCCGGCGAAGGTCGACGTGCTGCGCGGATCGGCCACGCACTGGCCGGTGCCGTGCGCGCCGGTGACGGCGCAGGCCTCGCGCTCCCAGCGCACGACACGGAACTCGTTGGAGTGCTTGGCCGGGCCGTTGTGCCGAGGGTCGGCCACCTGCTGCGCGCTCGATCCCGGCGCGTTGGCGCCACCGGTGACGGTGCCGGCGGTCTGATCCCACTGCAGCACCCGGAAGCCGGCATGCGAGAACCGCGGGTGCTCAGCGATGCGCGGATCCGCGACCGAGAACGCGCCGTTGCTGGGCCGGCTCTCGCTGGCCACCACGCCAGTCGGCTCGTCCCACGCCCGCACGCCGTAGCCGCCGCGGTGCATCTCGGGCACCAGCAGGTAGTCGCGCAGCTGGCCGCCCTCCACTGCCAGCCGGTTGAGGCTGCGCCAGTCGGTGCCGGCCTCGACGAAGGCGAGCCGGACCCACGTCTTCCACTGCAGCTGGGGCACGCGGTGCATAGGACCGGCGCGCAGGTCACCCGGCAGCGGCATGCGGCCCAGCACCGAGCCGACAGCCTGCAGCGGCCGGCGCTCGGGCTCGTACAGGAACGGCGCCACCTTCTCTATGTGGCGGGCCACCAGCAGGAAGCGCTTGCGGCTCTGGGCCAGGCCGCCCAGCTCGCCGCAGTCGTGCGTGGTTTCGGCCACCGCGTAGCCGTAGGCGCGCAGCAGGTCGACGATCTGGTCCAACAGGTGCCGCCCACGGGTGGCGATGCGCGGCACGTTCTCGAAGACGATCAGCTCGGGCGCATCGTCCTTCCAGGCCTCGAGCATGAGCCACACACCGCGCAGCGTGAGGCGGTTCAGCGCCTGGTACTTGTCGGTGCGCGAGCGCGTCTCGCTGAGCAGGCCGGAGAAGCCCTTGCACGGTGCCGACAGGAACACGATGTGCGGCCGCTCGTGGCCGGCCGCGCGGTGGATGTCGGCGGTGGTGGCTTCCTGCCAGTCGACCGGCGGCTCAGCGTCGTGGAAGGCCCGGTACTGATCGCGGTCGAACAGGTCCAGCACGGTGCCGGGCACGCCGGCCAGGCGGTGGAAGTCGCGCATCGCCGCCGGGTCGACATCGATGCCACCGATGCAGCGAAAGCGCGCCTGCAGGTTGCCGACGCGTGGCTGTGCGCGGTTGAAGCCCTTCGCACCGCCGCCCAGGCCGGCGAAGAGGTGGAAGTGGCGGATCTCGACGGGGGTCATTGATCGCACCCCCTGCCCACGGCGCCAAAGTCGTTGGGGTCGGTGAACTTCTCCCAGTGCACCCAGCCCTTCTGCGGGCAGTGGAAGCCCCAAGCCCGGTACCGCGGCCCGGTGATGAACAGTGTCCAGCACGGCCCATCGGCGAGCTCGACGCGGTGCGCCAGGCGGCCGGTCAAGCGCAACCGAATGGCGCCGGCGTGCAGCTGCTGCCGGTGCTCGATGCCGCCCGCGGCGATGGTGTGCTCGACGTAGCTGCCGCGCAGCAGCACGCTGCAGTTGGCCCACGGGTGGTCGTGCAGCGCCCGGTCGTCATCGCTGCGCAGGAACTCGTGCAGGTATACGTTGACGAAGCGGTTGCGCGGGATCACCCACCAGCGGCGCAGGTACGGCCGGTCGTGGCCGCCGATGACGACGTCGGGTGTACGGCGCGTGATGCGCGCAATGAGGCGGTCGGCGAGCTTCATGCGGCGGCCCGCCGAGTGGCCTGCATCTCTTCAAGCACAGTGAGCTGCGCGCGGCCGGCGTGCCACTGCGAGATCGCCGTGTTGCCCAGCACCGCCTCGATCGCCTGCACTGCATCACCGGGCAGGTCGCGGCGCATCGGCCTGTCGTCTTCGTTGAAGTAGTCGCCAACGTGCTGGTAGACCAGTCCGGCCTCGGCGGCCAGTTGGCGGAAAGTCAGGTTGCGCACGCGGCGCAGCTGCCACGCCAGACGGCAGGCCTGGCGATACGTCTTCACGGTGCGCATGAGTTCCACCGGCACGACGGCCGGCGCCTCCATGCGAGCGAGCAGCGGGAATTCGCGCTGCAGCGGGTGCTCTTGCAAGGGGGCCTCCTTGAAGAAATTCAATGGGGTAACCGGTTGAGTAACCGGTCGCGGGAGGGCGAAAGTGAAGGCATGCGATGCCTTCAACACATCACCTTTTGGGTGCACCCCAGCCACTCCACCGCGCAACGCGGAGGCCCCCGAATCACGGGCTTCGTGGTGAGGTGCACTCAAAAAGACCTGGGCGCGCACGCCCAGGGAAGGCCATGCGCCGTGAGGGAGGAGACGGAACGGGGAGCGCATGGCGGCCAAACGGATGGCTCAGGCCTGGATCTGGTCGCGGACCTGCACCCAGCCCTCGGCCTTCGGCAGGTAGCGGATGCGGCCGGCGTCGTTGAGGCGCAGCAGGTGCTGCGCGAGGACATCGGAAGGACGGGCACCGGCCGCGCGGGCGACCTGCTGAATGGGCGCGGCCAGGTGGCTGGCCAGCTGCTTGGCGTTCACCGGTGCGTGGCGCACGGCGGCCAGGATCTGGGCGTCGAGGGTGGTGGTGGACATGTAGTTCGAGGTCAGCGGTTGCGCCGGCGCTGGATGGCAGACAGCACGATCAGCGGTGCGACGTACACCGTGCAGATGAAGAGGAAGAAGCCGAAGGCCTGCATGGCGGCGGTCTTTCAGCGCGACGCCGGCGGCGTGCGGGCCTGGCAGGCCACGCAGTACCGGGCCAGCTCGCGGCCGCCGAGCCAGGCCACGGCCACCATCGGGCGGCTGCAGGTGGTGCAGGGCTTCGTGGCCGGCTGCGCGGGCTGCACCGGGGTGGAAGCGCGCGGGTGCATGTCAAGCACCCTGCTCAGCGGCCGGTTCGGGGATGGCGGGCGCGCCATCGGCGCCGATCAGCTCCGGCCAGATGCGGTGCCAGTCTTTCGGCCGCAGATCCCATCGCCGGACCTTGTTGTCCGTCTCACGTTCGAGATCAACGCACAAGGCTGCGCTGGGCTCGCGTCCGTCTTGGCGCGCGGCAAGCTGGGACAGGTAGATCGGCTTGATTCCCAGACGGGATGCGAGCTCGGACATACCGCCTCGCGGCAGGTCGGATGTGTATGTGCGGAGGTCCATTGTTATGCGCTTTGCGTAACTCAGGCGTGCAGCATAGTGCGTAACGCCTTGGTATGCAATGCGCCTAACCTCGCGCCGTGAAGATTTCCAGCACACGGCACCTGCGGCGCCGCGACAACCTGCTCAAGCTCATTGCCGAAGCCGGGAGCGCGTCTGCGCTGGCTCAGGCCATCGGAACACCCAAGTCACATGTCAGCGCGCTGGTAAGCGGCACGCGCGGGCTCGGCGACGATCTGGCTGCCAAGATTGAGAGGCGGTACGACCGCCCTGCAGGGTGGCTGGACCAAGACGGCGGCAACCGTCAAGACGTCACGGCCTCAGCGGCGAATAGTGACCAGCCGTTTCCTCAGGCTCATGGCGTGAGCCAGCCAGCACCGATAGTTGAGGTTCCACACCTCACCTGGGAAGCGCTGATGGCCGGGCCCCTGCCTGCGACGTTCGAGATCACGATCACAGACGACTCCATGGCGCCGGAATTTCCCGCCGGCACGCTAGTTCGGTTCTCCACCGATGTTGGAGACGCCCGAGCACGGGATGCGGTGCTTGTGGGGGACCGCGACGGCAACGTGTTCTTCCGTGAGTACCGGTTCAAGAAGCCGGGCCATTGGCAGGCGGTGGCGCTCGCGGACGGATATGAGCCGCTCGACTCGATCGCGGATCACCTCGAGGTGCGAGCGATCATGACCAGCTACGTGAAGGTCGGGCGTCGTTCGCGTTGACGCCAGAAGAGGAGACCGGATGGACTTTGGACTATGGCTGTTCGTGTGGCTGCTGCTCTCGGCGGGCGTCGGCTTCATTGCGGAGGGCCGCGGCCGCAGCGGGCCGGGCTTCTTTCTCCTGGCCGTTGTCACGTCCCCACTGATCGGCATCATCGTGGTGCTCGTCACCAAGGACCTGAAGCTGGAGCGGGCGGAGGAGGAGCGCAGGAAGCTGGATCACGAGCGCGAGATCGAGTCCATACGGGCCATCGCGGCCGCTGCTGCGGCGCCGGCCGCTCCGCCGGCGCCTGAACGTCGAGACGGAGTGCCGCCAACGAACGTGGGGGTGGCAGACGAGCTCACCAAGCTCGCGGCGCTCAGAGAGACTGGGGTCCTCACGCAGGATGAGTTCGACACTCAGAAGCGACGTTTGCTTGGCTTGTAGATTCCTCGACCCCTAGATTGAAGCCGCCACGGGGCGGCTTTTTCTTTGCCGGCGCCGGGCGCAAGTGCAGAAGTTATGCAGACCGCTTGCGCATAAGTTATGCGTTGTGCATACTGCCCCTCCATACACACGGAGGTGCAGATGGGACAGCAACAGGCGACGGCGACGCCCCTCGTCGACGCACGGTGGCAGAGCCACCTCAAGTTCAAGGGCCGAGAGCCGCGCACGCTCGAAGAGGTGACGATCGCCCGGGCGGACTACGAGCACCGCGCACGACTTGGCACGATCAAGAAGCTGAGCGCCAAGCTGGCGCTGCTGCACACCTTCCTAGATCCCCTTCGCGCGGCCGGCGTCGATCTGGCCAAGCGCGAGTTCGACACGCTCGACAGCGGCAAGTCCCTGCGCATCCGGTCCGTCCTGTTCTCGGCCGAAGACCAGCTGCACGTCGAGTTGCTCAAGCTGGGCTTCCGTGAGCTCGAGCGAAAGGACTGGGGCAGCAGTGACCTGGTGCGACTGAAATACGGCCGTTCGCTCGTCGTCGAGATCAACGTCACCAAGGCCCAGCCGGTTGCCGCGGCGACCGAAGCTCAGCAGGTGCCGGCGTGACTGCCCGCTTGTGTGACCTGCCTGCCATCACTCCGGCGCGCGTGCTGGAACTGAAGCTGGAAGCCAAGGCGCTGAAGGTCGAACGCGGCCTGAAGCAGGCGGCTGCCCTCGCCCAGCTGGCCCAGCGAGAAGGCTTTGCCAGCTGGGAACGTCTCGTCGCCCGCGCCGGCGGCGCCGATGCCCTGCGCGACGCGAAGTACGAGCACCCGACCGAAGCACTGGTGCGTCAAGGTGAGCGCAAAGCCTCCCGTGCGCTGCGCTACAGAGGGCAGTCATGACCGCCCTGCGCCAGGCTGTGGCCGCCAAGCGCCACGACCCCGACTGCAGCGCCGAGCTGCGGCCCGAGGCCTTCACCCACATCCCGCACCCTGTCGACGCGCGCCGCGTGCCGGCGCTGCTGACGGGCACCGACCTGCTGCTGGACCAGCGCTTCAAGTCCGCGGTGCACAGCTTCGCCGAGTGGCTGCACTTCGAGTGTGAGGGCCACGACGACGTGACGGGCACCGACTGGATTGCCAGCATGCCGCTGCGCATGCCCGAGCGGCTGGCCGCGGCGACCGTCGCGCAAGTGGTGCACCTGCAGCGCACGACGCGTGACCCGCGTGTGTTCGCCGCCTGCCGGGCTGAGCTCGAGCAGCGCTGGGCCGCGAGCGAAGACGGCCAGGCGTTGCGCGAATCGCTGGCCGACCCACGGCAAGAGGACGGTGCCGCATGAAGGCCGTGCTGCAAACCGCCCTCGGCGTGCTGCTGGGCCTGCTGGCCACGGCCGGCCTCGTGGGCATCGTCTTCGTCGGCATCGACGCCCTGCTCGAACAGCACGTCGAGCGCGCCCTGCAACGCACCGCGGCGCCGGCCGCATCGGGAGCACTGCTGTGACCCATCACGACGATCTGCAGTGGATGGCCTTCCACCGCCGCGTGCGCGACCTCGTCATCACCGCGGCCCAGGCCCTTGGCGCCGTTGGCCTTGCCCTCTTGGGGCTGTGGTGGTCGATGTGAAGGCGCAGCTGCTGCTCCACGCGGTGCTGATCGCAGCGCTGGCCTCGCTGCATTGGCTGTGGCAACGCCGCGGCCAGGCGGTGCTGGGCCTGCTGGTCTTCGGCATCGGCATCGGCGGCTCGGCCCTGCAGCCTGGCCACTGGTGGGCGCACTGACATGGCGAAGGTCATCCCCCTCCACCGCGGGTTCGTGGCCAACGGCTGCGACGACGACTGCCAGCACGGCGCCCGCCCCTGCGAGTGCGGCATCGGTGCGCTGACCGAGGCCGACGTCGATCGTCACATCGCAGAGCGCTACGAGTTCGAGCGCCTCCCTCGCACGCTGGCCGAGGCGTTCCCGCAAGAGCACGCCAACCCCATAACGCATTACCGCCGGCCGTCGTTCCTTCGGCAAGCCGCCAATGCGATCCGCGCCGCGTGGCGCACCACGCTGGAGGGCACACGCTGATGGCGGCTCCTAGCCTCACCGTGCGCGCCAGCTCCTGGGGCGGCCTGTTCGACTGCGCCTACAAGTGGGAGGGCGAGCACCTGCTGGGCATGCGCAAGCCCAGCGGCATGCGCGCCCACCTCGGCACGTCGATCCACGCCAGCACGGCCGCCTTCGACAAACGGCCGGCTGCCGGGCGCATCGCCGCTCTCGGTCGATGACGCCGCCGGCGTGTTCATCGAGACGCTGCACACGCCGCGCTACGAGCTGGACCGCAGCCAGGACGACCTGAGCATGTGCGACGCCGAGCGCATCGGCCTGCAGCTGCACACCGCCTACTGCTTCGATCTGTCGCCGCGCTTCACCTTCCGCAGCGTGGAGGCGCAGCTGCAGCCGCTCGACATTGACTGCGGCGGCGGCATCGTGGTGCGGCTCACCGGCACGATGGACCGGGCCCGCGTCGCCGAGACCGACGCCGGCGTGGTGATCCCTGACATCAAGACCGGCTCGCGCGTCATCGAGCATGGCCAGGCGAAGACGAAAGGTCGCAGCGCGCAGCTGGGCACCTACCAGCTGATGTTCGAAGCCGACACCGGCGAGCAGACCGCCGGCGCGCAGGTCCTGGCGCTGCAGACCAGCAGCAAGCCGCAGGTCGCGGCCTCCGAGGTCTTCGACGCCAAGCGCGTGATGGTCGGCACCGAGACCAGCCGCGGGCTGATCTCCCACGCCGCCGAGATGTTCCGAACCGGGCTCTTCGCGCCCAACCCCCAGTCGATGCTGTGCTCGCCGAAGTACTGCGCGCGCTGGGACACCTGCAGCTACCACGAGTGAAAGGCACTCCATTCATGAACACATCCCTCGCCGAGATCCAGCGCACAGGCGGCGCCGTCGCCCAGGCGGCCGACCAGGTCATCGACATGTTCTCGCTGCGCGGCTTCGAGCTGGCCCAGCGCATCGCCAAGGCCTTCGCCACCTCCGACGCCGTGCCGGCGCAGTTCCGCCTGCAGGTCGAGAAAAAGGGCCGCAACGGCTCGACCTGGGTCGACAACCCGGCCGCGCTGGGCAACTGCCTGGTGGCGATCGAGACGGCCCGCGCGGTGGGCATGAGCATCACCTCGGTGATGCAGCACGCCAACGTGATCGAGGGCCGGCTGTCTTGGTCGGCGCAGTTCCAGATCGCGGCCATCAACGCCAGCGGCCGCTTCACGCCGCTGCGCTTCCAGATGCGCAACCTGGGCCGCATGAAGGCCAAGTACCGCGAAAAGCAGGGCTGGAACGATGCCAAGCGCGGCTTCGACTTCATCGACCGCGAGGTCGAGATCGAGAACATCGAGTGCATCGCGTGGGCCTACATCCGCGAGAACGGCCGCACCACCGAAGAGCGTGTCGAGTCGGCGCCGGTGAGCATGCAGATGGCCGTCGAGGAAGGCTGGTACAGCAAGCCGGGCTCGAAGTGGCAGACCACGATGCGCACGCTGATGCTGCAGTACCGCGCCGGCGCGTTCTTCGCGCGCATCCACGCGCCGGACGTCGTGATGGGCATGGGTCGCTCGACCGAAGAGCTCCAGGACATGACGACCATCGACGTGGCGCCGGACGGCACCGTGCGATCGGTGACCACCGAAGAGCTGCGGCGCGACCCCGCCGCCGCACCGATGAAGGTGGTGGAGCAGGTCGGCGAGCCGCGCACGGCAGCCGACGACGCCGACGGGGAGACCGGCGAGACGACCCGGCCGCCGGCCGGCACCGGCGCTTTAAACGCGAAGCAGAAACAGGAAGCGCCGGCCTTAGACGCCGAGGCCTTTGCCGACAAGCTGGCCGCGTGCAAGGACGTCGACGCGCTGGACCTGCTGGCCGACGAGATCCGCGGCGTGGCCGACGCCGACACCGCGCAGTCGCTGAGCGATGTGTACCAGCGCCGCCGCGCCGAACTGCTCGACGCGGCCGGGCAGCAGCAGGCAGCCAGCACCGGCCAGGCCGGCGCCAGCTCCAGCGCGAGCACCACCGCCGCCGCACCGGCCAGCCGTCGCCGCACGGCGCCGCCCGCCGGCACCCAGTCCACGATCGAGTAAGGCACCAGCCGTGAAGATCAACACCATCACCGCCGAGAACTTCCTCGGCCTGGTCAACGTGAACGTGGTGCTGGACACCACCGTCACCCTGTTCGGCGGCGCCAATGCTGCAGGCAAAAGCAGCATCAAGGAAGCCGTGCGGCTGGCGCTGGCCGGCGAGGCCGTGCGGGTTCAGTACAAGAAGGACTGGACCGCCCTGGTGCACGACGGTGCCAAAACCGGCTTCGTCGAGATCGGCGTGGTCACCGGCGACGAGCCCGGCCTGGCCGCGGTGGTGCTGCCCAGCGGCAAGACGAAGCTGTCCGGCTACCAGATGCCCGACGCCCTGCCCTTCGTGCTCGATGCCCAGCGCTTCGCCAGCATGAAGCCGGACGAGCGCCGCAAGTTCCTGTTCGGGCTGATGAAGGTGAAGATGGACGCGGCCAGCGTGAAGGCCCGGCTTATCTCGCGAGACTGCAACGCGGCAAAGGTCGAGCGCATCGCGCCCATCCTGCGCGCAGGCTTCGAGGCGGCCGCCGAGGACGCCAAAGCCAAGGCCACCGAAGCGAAGGGCGCCTGGCGGCAGGTCACCGGCGAGGCCTACGGCGAGGTGAAGGCCGAGGAGTGGCGGGCGCCGGTGCCGGCATTCGACGCCAAGGCCGCGGCGGCCGTGGTCACCGAGCTGCAGCACCTGGACGTGGCGATCGAGCAGTGGGTGGGCGAGATTGCGAAGCTGCAGGCGGTGCGCGATCGGCGCACGCAGCTTCTGGACCGACTGCCGCAGCTGCGCGGCGTGGCCGAGCTGCTCAAGCGGCGAGAGACGAAGCTGGGCGTCGACGAGGCCGAGCTGAAGCGCCTGGACGCCGAGATCGAAAAGACCGCCGCGGCTGCCGGCGGCGGCCCGCGGATCGGCCTGGTGCACACCATGGCCCGCGCGCTTCAGTCGGCCCGAGACGAAGTGGAAGGCACGTCCGCGGAGGCTGACGTGGCCGCCGCGCTGACGCTGTACGAAGCCGAGCACGGCCCGCTGTCGGCCATGGGCGGCGACCCGGCGGCAGCAAGCCGGCTGAAGGAGCTGCAGGCCGCTCGCGCCACCTGCGCCAGCGCGGTGGCCAACGACCGACGCGACATCGACGCCTCCAAGGCAGCGGCCACCGAGATCGGCACCATCGAGGCGGAGCTGGCAGAGCCGCACGCCGCCGACGCGCTGGCCGCGGCGCGGCTGCAGATCGACCAGCTGAAGGCGCAGCGCGCCGAGAAGCAGGGCCGCATGGATGCGCTCAAGGTGGCCAAGCGGGACGCTGACGCTGCCGCGGAGAAGACGAAGGCCGCCGCCGGGCACCACTTTGACGTGCTGCAGTGGACGGCGATCGGCGACGCGCTGTCGCCCAGCGGCATCCCGGCCGACCTGTTGTTCGAAGCGCTGGAGCCGATCAACGCCCGGCTGCAGCAGAGCGCGCTGGACACCGACTGGCTACGCGCCGGCATCGGCGCGGACATGGAGATCACCTGCGGCGACGGCCGCCAGTACCGGCTGCTGAGCGAGTCGGAGCAGTGGCGCGTGGACGCCATGGTGGCCGAGGCCGTTTCGCACCTGTCCGGGTTGCGGCTGATCGTGCTGGATCGCTTCGACGTGCTGGACCTGCAGGGCCGCAGCGACCTGCTGGCCTGGCTGGATGTGCTGGCCACCCAGGACGAGATCGACACCGCGCTGGTATTCGGGACGCTGAAGAGCGTGCCGGCCAGCTTGCCGGCCAGCACCGCGGCGATCTGGGTCGAGGGCGGCAAGGCCGCCACCGAAGGGGCGCAGCTCGCGCAGGCCGCCTGATCACCACCCACACGGAGACGACGCATGTCCCTCGCGCAACACGAACGCAAGAAGGCCGAGCTGCTGACGGCGCTGGCCAACGAGAAGGTGCAGCACGACAAGACGGTGGCTGGCATCCGGCGATCGCTCGAGACCGTGAACGCCGCCATCCTGCTGGCCACGGCCGGCCTTGACGAAGCCAAGCTGCAGCTGGCCGAGTCGGTGCTCGATGTCTTCAGCGACTACAACAATGCGGGCGAAGACCGCGCGCTGGTGCTCGAGCAGGCCGTGCAGCTGGTGCTGGCGAAGGGCAGCCTGCTGAAGGTGCGCTTCGTCGGCACCAAAAACTACGCGCACTGGCACGGCCAGGCCGTCGAGATCGAGTACGGCTACGGCCCGAAGCACGGCTGGGTGATCTTCCGCATTGGCCTGCATGAGGCAGTGCGCCGGCGCACAGGCACCGAGCTGCTGACGGACGACGAGGTCGAAGCCGCCGTCTACTACCTGCGCAACCTCGAGCGCATCCATGCCGCGCGGAGGGATGCCAAGGCGGCGGCTGCGGCGGTGCCAGCGTGAACGACACCACCATGCTCAACGCTGACCGTATCCAGCCGGTCGAGGCCTGCGGCCATGTGCGCAAGTGCATGGGCAGCCCACAAAGCTACGCCTCGAGCTTCTCGTACGGGAAGCCGACAGCCCTGCAGGTCGCGACGAAGGCGCTGCAAGAGCTCGAGGCGGCCCGCCAGCGCGACATCGCGGTGCACGAGCGCAACAAGGCCGCGATCGAGATCAACACGGCCATCCATGATCGCGTCGTGCAGCTGATGGAGGCCATCGGCATGCCGAGGCGGTACAGCCTGCGCGACACGTCGTCGCGCTCAGCCCGGCCGCGCACCGTGACGCTGGACGCCGGCTACCTCACCGATTTGAAGCGCGAGTGCAGGACCGACGACGGCTTCGACTTCGCGACGAGCAGCTACGAGCAGATGCTGCGCCAGTACCGCGCCTATGAAGAGCAGGCGAAGCGCGAAGACGAGCAGGCCCGCCGGGCCGAAGAGCAGCGCAAGGCGGCCGAGGTCGAGCGCCGGAAGGCCGACATGGTCCTGGCGGCAGTCCTGCTGCGCTACGGTCTGCCCATCGAGTCGACCTGGTCGGACGTGATGGACGCTCTGCGCGTCCGCGACCAGCGCCTCGACTTGGCCGTGGCCATGGAACAGACGCGCGGCGACTGGAGCGAAGGCGCGTACCGCGTCCGCGATGCCCTGGACCGCTTCGAGATCCGCTGCACCGAGGACAAGGACATCGCCAACGACGTGCTGGCGGGCCTGACCGACTTCTGCGATGGCCGCGTGTTCCGCGACGCCACCTGGAGCTACGACCGGCTGTACGCCTCGGTCGCCGACCAGCAACTTGCCACCGACGTGCGCACCGCGGCGCGACACGTGAACGACTGACCCACCCAGGAGACCCTGATGACCTTCGAGTTCCACGAACCCATCGAGGCCACGCTGAAGAGCGTCACGCCGCGCACCGAGAAGCACGGCGAGGACGATGTGCTGGCGTTGAGCATGGGCCTGGCCATCACCGGCCCGAACACGCTGCTGGACCGCGCCTTCCCTGGCCTGCGGCACTCCATCTACATGGCCGTCGAAGGTCAGCCCCAGCTGCCCGGCGTCGAAGAGGCGACGCCGAAGCTGCGCACCAACCTCATGGAACTGGTGCAGCTGTCGGCGAAGTACGAAGGCTGGACGCTGACGGTCGACCACGGGATCGATGAAGACGATCCGATCGCGCTGGGCGGCTGCCGCGTCGACAAGTTCCGCGTGCGGCCGATGGAAGGCGGTAGCGTCGAGCTGCTGTTCCGCATCGGCAGCAACGACATCGACAGCGAGGAGGCCGGCCAGCTGTTCGGCAAGCTGCACCAGACGATCAGCATCCGGCTGAAGGCGCCGGAGAAGCCGGCCGACGTTATCGACGGCACAGTGGGCCACCCGGGCCTTGCCGCGCAGCGGGCCGAGGATGCCGGGCAGCAGCGTCTGGACGTCGACACCGAGGCCGAGCGCCACGCCGACGATGCCACCGGTGCATTCCTGGGTCTTCACGGCAACGGCGACGACGGCAGCGACGGCACGGGCGGCGCCGACGGCGACGACACCGGCGATGGAGCAGGAGAAGGCGGCGCCGACCTGGCCGGCGCGTCGCCTGCCGAGCGTGCGGCTGCCGAGCCGGCCGCGCCGGCGCGCAGCCGCCGTCGCACGGCCGCCCAGCAGTTCATCGACCAGCACGCGCCGATCGAGTGACGCATGGCCCGGATCACGCGCGCGGGCACCGAGCCGCTGCCGGCCTTCGGCGTGATCCGCGGCGGCCGGCTCGACGGCTGGCGCTTCCACTTCATCCGCTTCGAGGCCTATGCCGACGAGCTGCTGATCTTAGCCAAGTGCTCGGCGCCGAAGTGGCCGTTCCCCTGCGACATCGCGCTCGACCACACGCTGTTCCGGAAGCTGCGGGCCGTGCCAGGCGAGCGAGCGAAGCGGCTGCCCACCGCTGATCTGATCCAAGCCGCATACCGCGGCGCCGGGCTGCCAGTTCCGGCCTGGCTGACCACCGACAAACGAATGACTGTCCGCGCCTGCGTGAAGCGCGCGGCCCACGGAAGGAGAACGCTTTGACCATCATCGAACGCCAGAAGGTGCAGGCCGCCGTCGATCGCGCGCTGCAGCTGCACCCGGACCGCGACGCGGCGGTCTCGGCCACGGCGGCGGCGCTGTGCCTGCCGCACGAAGCCGTGCTCGACGCGATCGAGCCGGACCCGGTGGACAGCGAAGGCGGCGAGCTGGACCTGGTGTCATGAGCGACCCCACCACCGAAGACAAGCTGGCCGAGGCCCAGCGCCGCGCGGCGAACTGGCAACCGAGCTGCAGGCCACGAAGATCCTGCTGCAGGACGCCGAGCGCCAGCTCGCCCTGGCCACGGCCGAGCGCGACGCCACCAAGGTGCGGCTGCAGGACCTGCGTGCGCTTCTGGCCAAGCGGCCCGCCGGCCCGGGCGGCCTGCTCGAGGCCTACATGCGCTGGAGCGGCGAGGTGCACGCCTTCGAGAGCCGCAACATCATGGACACCTCGGGGGGCACGCCGAATGGCTGAGACTACTGAGATCGCCTCGTGCGACGCCACCTGGTCGCCCTGGGAGGGCTGCCAGAAGGTCGGGCCCGGATGTGACCACTGCTACGCCGAGGCGCGCAACAAGCGCTTCGCCGCCGGCGCCAACTGGGGCCCGGGCGCGCCGCGCCGGCGCACCGTCGACTGGTCGAAGCCGCGGCTGTGGAACCGCGCAGCGGGCCAGGCCGGCCGGCGCATGAAGGTGTTCCCGTCGCTGTGCGATCCGTTCGACAACGCGGTGCCGGTGGAGTGGCGCCTGGCGTTCTTCCAGTTGATCGCCGCGACGCCGCACCTCGACTGGCTGCTGCTCACGAAGCGCATCGGCAACGTCGCCGGCATGCTGGGCGACTGGAAGACGGTGCCGCTGCTGCCGAACATCTGGCTGGGCATCACGGTGGTGAACCAGGCCGAAGCCGACCGCGACATCCCGAAGCTGTTGGCGGTGCCGGCGCGCGTACGGTTCTTGTCAGTCGAGCCGATGCTGGGACCGATCGACCTGTCGCGCTGGCTTGTGCCATGCGATCAAGGATCTCGACCGGGCCCCGGGGGTGTCGGCGGCGTGACCTGTGCCGACTGTCATGGCGTCGGGCACCGCTGCCAGGCGCTAGCCTGGGTGATCGTTGGCGGCGAGAGCGGCCCGCACGCGCGGCCTATGCATCCGGACTGGGCCCGCGGCCTGCGCGACCAGTGCGCAGCTGCCGGCGTGCCCTTCCTCTTCAAGCAGTGGGGCGAGTGGAGCCCTGGCTACGCTGAGCACGGCAACGACCTCGGATACGAGACGATCGTTCAAGCGGACCAGCAGGAATGGCCAGAGGGGCACTGCGCATTCAAGGTGGGCAAGCGCGCCGCCGGCCGCCTGCTCGACGGCCGCACTCACGACCTGTCTCCGGAGGTCCACCCATGAAGGAACGAGGCATCCTGTTCAGCGCGCCGATGGTGCGAGCACTGCTGGCCGGAACGAAGACCCAGACGCGCCGCCTGGTGAAGCCGCCACCCACGCACTTCGTCGGCGGCCCGGGCGTGATCGACAGCCACGGCAAGCCGGTGCCGCGCGCGCCAGCGGTCGACGACGGCGTGTCGAGCCGCGAGATCGTGTGCCCTTACGGGGTACCGGGGGACAGGCTCTGGGTTCGCGAGACCTGGGCCCACCACGTGCAGGCGCAGGCTGCTGCGCGCGACGAGGACGGCCCCTTCGTCTATGCGGCTGACGGGCCCAGCGCGCTGGAGCACCGGTTGCAGACGAAGTGGACGCCGGGCATTTACATGTTCCGCTGGGCCAGCCGCATCACGCTGGAGATCACCGACGTGCGCGTGGAGCGGCTGCAGGACATCAGCGAGGCCGACGCCTGGGCTGAAGGCTGCGTGCGCGGCGCCCTGGACGACAACGGCGACCCCTTCCCAGCCGAGGAGCCGCACTCGAGCGGCGTTGGCATGCGCGGCTGGGACACTGCACGCGATTGGTACGCCGACCTGTGGGAAGAGATCAACGGCGCAGGCAGCTGGGACACCAATCCATGGGTGTGGGTCCTGTCGGTCGGGAGGGTGTGATGGCCACGCCGTACCTCACCGACGACGAGATCGCTGACATCTGCGCGCCGCTGGTGATGCCGGCGGCGCAGCGGCGCTACCTGGCCGGCCTGGGCCTGATCGTCAACAAGAAGCCGAACGGCCGCCCGCTGGTGGCCCGGGGCGAGTTCGAGCGCGTGCTGATCGGCCGGCAGCCGGAAGCCGCGGCGCAGAATGCCGCCGGCGGCCAGCCGAACCGCGCCGGGCTGCTGAAGCTGTTCACGGGAGGCAAGCGTGGGGCGCAGGCGCAAGGACGATAGCCAGGGCCTGCCCGAGCGCGTGTACATGCGCTCGGGGTCGCTGTACTACGTGCACCGCGACACCGGCAAGTGGGAGAACCTGGGCAAGGACCTGGCCGCGGCCAAGAAGCGCGCCGAGCACTACAACGACCCGACCGGCACCTACGGGACCATGACCTGGTTCCTCGACCAGTTCCTGATCCACTTCCGCGAGTTGGTGGCAGCTGGCCAGCGCTCGAAGCGCACGCTTGAGGACTACGAGGCCGACGTCGTGCCGCTGAAGGTGTTCTTCGGCGCCATGCTGCCGACGGAGATCGGCCCGCACCACGTCAGCGAGTACCTGGAGATCGGCGAGAAGGCGAAGCGCGGCGTGCGGGCCAACCGCGAGCGGGCCTGCCTGTCGTCGTGCATCAGCTGGATGCTCCGCAGCAACCTCGGCGGCATGAAGGGCCAGCCGAACCCGTGCATGCGCGCCAGCGGCGTGCAGCGCAATCCGGAGAGCGAGCGGGAGCGCTACGTCACGCACGAGGAGTACCGGGCCGTCTACGAGGCCGGCAACCGAGCGGTGCGGCTAGCCATGGAGCTGGTCTACCGCACGCTGCAGCGGCCCGAGGTCGACGTGCTGGCCTGGACGCCGGCAAACGTGCGCACGAAGGACGGCGGCAAGGTGCTGCACTTCCGGCAGTCGAAGACCGGCCGGCTGATCGACATCGCCCTCACCGGTGCGCTGGGTGACCTTGTGCTGGGCGCGATCGGTACGGTGCCGCAGCTGCACCAGCCGATCCTGCACCGGCTCGACGGCGACGCCTACACCTACGACGGCCTGTCGGCCATGCTGAAGCAGGCGCAGGAGCGCGTGCGCAAGCAGCACGCCGCGAAGAACGGCCCCCTGGCCAACATGCCGTCTTTCGGCCTGCGCGACCTCAAGGGCAAGGGCGCCACGGACCTGTGGCTGAGCGGCGAGCCCATCGAGCGGATCCAACTGCTGTGCGGCCACAAGACGAAGGCCACCACGGAGAAATACATCAAGGCGCGCTGGCGCGAAACGGCCCAGCCGAACGGGCTGATCGTGGGCCTCTAA